GTATTCGATAATCCCATCAGCTGTCTTTCCTGACAAAGTTGTCAGCGTGCTATCAAGAGGCTGTTTGCCTGCCAGCGCATTTGTCATGGTGGTTGCAAAGTTAGGATCGTTTCCTAACGCCGCCGCCAGCTCATTCAGGGTATCAAGCGCCGCAGGTGATGAGCCAACAAGCGCAGCCAGAGCTGATTTAACGAAAGCAGTGGTGGCAATTTGCGTATTGTTGACAGTCTGCGCAGCTGTCGGCGCCGTCGGCGTTCCGGTCAGGGCGGGGCTTGCCAGTGGGGCTTTTAGTGCAAGCGCGTTATTGATGGTGGTGCTGAAATTTGGATCGTTGTTGATAGCCGCCGCAATTTCTTTCAGCGTGTCCAGCGTAGCTGGGGCGCCATTCACCAGGGCGATCAGAGCCGCCTGCACAAACGCAGTTGTGGCAAGCTGAGTGGTATTGTTACCTGCAGCTGCAGTCGGGGCTTTTGGGGTGCCGGTAAACGTCGGGCTGGCTTTTTGCGCATATTGCGTATGTGGATCAGCCGCTGCAAGATGCGCCGCCATTATCTCATCTACATACACCTTTAGTTCCAGCACCTTGTCATCCACATATTTTCGGGTAGCCAGCACTACGGACGGATCAATTTTCAGAGTAATGTTATCGGTGCTGCTGGTAATCAGTACCATGCGCACTGTCTGCGTGCGGCCGCTTCCCTCTGCCAGCTGCGGCTTATAGCTCTCCGGGCAGTTCCCCACTGCGATCAGCGCGCCCGTTTCATCGAACAGCCCAACTTCACGAATCCACCAACCGCCCTCAGTTTCAGGAATCACCTGCTCAGCAATAATCTGGCTACTGTTCTGCGGATCGATGTAAAGCATGTTCAGGTCAGCGCGCCGCTTTTCGGAAACCAGCGTCGTCTGTTGTGCGCTGGGAGTTGGAAGCACGCCGCCGCCATCACCCACTGCCATCTGGGTAATTTTCAAAGGCACACCGAGCGCGGCAGCGCTTGCCAGTTTCGCCGCGCCAATATCCGTCAGCAGGGTATAAAATTTTGCGCTCATGGGTTCACTCTCATTGTGTCAATAACATGGACGGCGCCGCCCTCGTAGGCAGTGCCACCGGAAATGATGGTTTCGTTGATATACGGGTAAATCGTGATTTCTTCGCCTGTGTAAGTGGCAGCCCCAACGAAATATGGTCCGCTCGTCTGCAGGTTTATGGACATGCCGATCAGATGCCGGCTGCAGGGTTTGGCGTCACCAATCAGGCGCTCCAGCTCCAGATAGGTTTCCTCTGTTATGCCCTGGTCCTGCACCCCGATATCCAGGCGAAACGTGCCCGGCGCCTCGCCGGTCTGCCACCATTCAATGATGCGGATCAGAAAGCCGAACGGCTCCACCACACGCCGCACCGCACTGGTTGTGCCCTTGTGCTGATGGATATAGAAAGCATCCTGCACCACACGGCGCTTCACGCTCTCCGCCCATCCTTCGTCCCAGCGATCAACCGAAAAGGCCCACGCCAGATACGGCAGAAACTTGACCGGGCATGTTGCCGGGTTCCATAAATCCCGCAGCGGCACCTGCAGATCGGAAATTCCGCTGCAGGTCTGCGCCAGGCGGCGCTCAAGCGGCGATGAACCAGGAGGAAGCAGACTATTCATCCGTTCCCCCGTTGGTTACGCTCCATTCCGTACATGAAGCGGCTTGTGTCTTATCCAGCACCACATCAGCGAGCGGCGAGGCCAGTTCAACACGTTGCACACCTTCAACATGCAGCGCGGCATAAATAGCACTGCGGCGAATATCACGCCCCAGCCTCGTCTGGCTGGCGATATATTTCTGCAGGCTGGCTTTTGCCGCCTCCATCACCGGCTCAGCTTCTGGCCCAGGGTAAAGAAAGATCGTCGCATCCACGCTGTACGGAATGATTTCAGCGCTGCGCACAGTCAGACGGTCAGCAACCGGCCGCACGTTCTCACTGTTAAGCGCCTGTTCAACCACTGCCAGCAGATCCGCCGCTGCCGTTCCGTCGCCCTCACGGCTCAGCACGGTAAGCACCACCTCCGCCGGTGCCGGGCTGGTTGCGCTGGCGTCAGCCACTCGCCCGTCAGCGCTTTTAGCGTGAAACTCGTAAGCTCCCGTTGGGCCTGCAACTGACAGCCCTTCAAAAGCTGCAGGAACACGCTGACGCAGAGCCTCATCACTTTCCATCACGGCAGCAACCGGCGGTACCGCGTCGTTATCTGCAGGAATAACCGTCAGACGTTTTACGTTGCAGTTACCGGCCAGCTGATCGAGATCACTCCCCATGGAATAAGCCACCATGACCGCCTGCGCCGCCTCGTTAATGCGCTGACGCAGGAGGATTTCACGATACGCATTTTCCTGCAGGAGCTTGGACACGGGTTCAGACTCCAGCTCAAGCGTGCGCCTTACCGCGTCCTGCTCGTCTGCCGGATAAAGGGCTACAAACGCGGCTTTCCGTTCGTTTAGCAGCGTTTCAAAATCTGGCACATCCACTATTTGCGGGGCGGGCAGCTGGGAAAGGTCAATGACTGCCATTGTCTGCTCCTGTTGATACCGAAAGTGAAACCGGCGCGCCGTTATCACGCTGCCCGGCAAGCTCAACCACCATCGAACCATCAAAATTGCTGTTTATGGTGATGGAATCCAGGGTAAGCCGTGGCTCCCAGCGACTCAGTGCCACATAGACGGCAGACATTACCTGCAGGCGTAGCGCCGGGTTCTGCGGCTGGTCTATCAGTTCAGACAGAAGCGAGCCGTATTCCCGCCGGGCAATACGGCTCCCCTGCGGGGTCAGCAGAATATCCCGGACCGACTGGCGCAGATGGTCCGTGTCGGTAATAGACCTGCCGCTGCTCTGACTCATGCCGATATAAAGCGTCATACCGGGCCTCCTGATGTATCGCCGCCGGACTTAACGCCGGTATGACCGTGTTTATCGACTACGATCCCGTTAGAACTCATGGCGCCGCCGCCCTGGGTGACGCCACCATTGATCACCACCTCGCTGTTTATGCGCGTGTTGCTTGCTTCCACCACAAATTCCCCCGTTTTCAGGGTTATGTTATCTGCAGCCTCGATCACCATTGATTTGATGCCCCGCACATGCCAGCGGCCGGTCGCAGGTTCATATTCAAACCAGCCACCGTCCGGGTATTCCGTTACGCAGCCGTCCACTGAGTCCGACGGCGGCGCGAACTGGTTGGAATAGATCGCAGGTAATGCAAAAGCGGTTTCCAGATTGCCGCCCATACTCAGCACCACCACCTGCTCATCCGGCGACGGGCACCACCATGTACGGGCACCGCCTGCGCGAAGTGTCAGCCAGTTAATCCAGTTGGTTTCAAGTTCGCCCACTTTTACCCGGCACAGCCAGTTTTCCCGGTCCACTTCGGTTACGGTGCCGGTGCGGATCAGGTTGGTGATAAGGCGCATGATTTCGGTTAGTTGTGCGTTCATAACGAAAGGTTGCCATCAGAGGGAAAAGGGAGGCAGCGTTGGGTTTTGTGCCGTCCGTGACACAAATTTCACTCCGACAGCCAGCGCAACAGCGTGTCACGGGTGATGGTTTCCACCTCATCATTCACGCCCAAAAGACGGCGTGCCGGGTACCGGGCCTCCGGGCCGTTGCGTCTGACTCGATCACGCAGACCATAATGGTGAACACGGGCGATGCGCTGGACTTTCCCATCAAACTGCACGCTGGCAGAGTCCGCAGTGGCTGCGGTTTTCAGGTATTTAGTGGTGCGCAATTTGGCGAACATCTGGCGCTTGATGCGCCCCTTTTTACTTCTGGCCGTCACCCGGCGCGGCTCAAAGGTGGTGCCGTCTGGATTACGCTGCAGCCTGATATTTTGCTGTTGCGACCGGCGCAGCTCCTGCGCCAGTTGTCGCATCATACGGTTGCGGGCTGCCGGTTCCAGATTCGCCAGCAAGGCCGCCAGCCAGTCATCCACCCTCTGCAGGTCATCCACGTTTCACCGTCCACATTTCTTCGGGTACGTCGGGTTCCGGCACCGCTTCAACGCTCGATACGGTGCCGTCTGTGCTGACAATCACGCGCTCCGTGAGCTGCAGATTGAGGCTGATATCACACAGATCGTTGCTCAGGATATCGACGTCAAAGGTAAAAAGTTTTTCGCGCAGCTCCGGGTTGTTGATAGCGTCCGGTTGATTGGTCATTAACCAGAGCAATACGGGCGCCATCACTAAATTCTGGTTGCCGCTAAAGTCTTCAATCACCACATTCAGGGTGTAGCGATATTCCCATGACATTGAACGGGCGCCGGTTGCGACCAGCGAACCGTTATCAACAAAAAGGTGCAGTTTGTCCGGGTTGTCACGGACATACGCCACCGATTTATTCAGGGCGTTGCGTAAGGACTGCGGCTTGTTCACTGTCTCGCTCCTGACACGCTATGATCGTGTCCACTTTGTCGGCACATACTGCCCAGGCGGCCTCAGTCTCATCCAGCACCTGGTTCAAATCCCCATTACTGCGCGGCGCTGACCTGTCCAGGCGGCATTGCGTCACTTTTGGACAACCACTCACGGTAAGCTGCACCTCCGGCGAGGGCCGGGCGCTCCCGCAGCCGGATAATGTCAGCAGGTAAAGGAGTGTCAGCCCAGCGGCGTAAATCCTCGTTTTCACGTTTTAGCTCCTCGATCCGGCGCTGGCGACTCCGCAACAGCGAGGAAGTCTCCTCCGCTGCAGCATAAAGTTGCATCTGCGCCCGGCTGTTGGTTTCGGTAAGAATGGACAGGCTGATGAGCTGGCTGTTTTTCTTCGCCAGCTCCTGCTTGTTCTTTTTAAGCGCCTCAGCCTGCGTCCCGATGGTGTGACCGGCATTGTTAAGCCGCCATGACTGCCAGCCCAGCAACGCCAGCACCAGAGCCAGGATCACCGCCAGCGCGCGCGTCATGCCCCTGCCCCTTTAAGACACCAGGCAAGCTCACGGGCGCGCCTGTTTTCCAGCCCTTTATTCCGTTGACCATTTACATAAATCCAGCGGGGGAGCTGGTTGCACGCCTGCCACCATTGCTGGCGATTGATGTAAGAAACCATTGTTGACCGGCAGATGGCCCCCGTTCCGACATTAAAACCGATACTGATCAGGGCATCGTAAACATGCTGAGGTGGCTTAACCTGCAGGCAGGCTTCAATCCTTTTTTCCGTCAGCAACACGTTATTAATCAGCCCCTGCGCGGCCTGTCGCTCCGTTATGGTTTTGCCCGGTACTACCCCGGACGTATTGCCGATCCCGTCAGTCCATACCCCGGCGCTGCACTGGTATGGCTGGAGGCGACACCCTTCGAAATCCGCAATCAGTTTCAGCCCCTCGATGGAGGTATGAAGCGACTGAAAGCCCGGCAGCGTGGCGGCAATCGCCAGCACCGCGCCGACCAGGCAACGCTTAACGATTGAAGGACTCATATTCCCCCCTGGATATTCTGCCGTCCCGCAGCAGTTGGTAGGCTTTCCAGCGTAAATAACAGGTCACCGCTGCAGTAATAATCCCCAGCGCAAGACCGGTGATGGTCGACACATCTTTAAGAGACAAATCGCCGAGCCATGCCAGAAGCAGGGCAACGCAGTAAGTGATAAAGGCGCTGATTCGTTCGAGCGTCATAGTTCAGTCCCATAACTGGACAGTCTGCGCAGTGGTTGACGCCGTAATGTCCGGCAGCTCCACCTGCAGCCCGTGCGGTAAAAAGGGGCCATATTCAGCCAGCCCCGGATTCGCCTGCAGCACCTGTTCAGTGACTCCCTGCGTGCGCCCGTAATGGCGCCAGCAGAGTGCGTCCACCGTGTCATACTGATGCGCACGCACTTTCATCAAATCAGCTCCACCGTCATATGCGGCATATCGCGCAGGCGGGACTCCGCCCAGCGCACATCGCGCCACAGCTCGCCTAAGGTTGTTTCGATATCTTCGGCTTTCTTGCTCCCGTCGCCGGTTGCGTCAAAATCGCGATAGCGCTCAACCAGATTTGCTTTTGCCCAGCAAAACACCGCACGGCGATACAGCATGAGCCGCTGGCTTTCGCCGTCGATCACATCAGAAGGGACATCGGCCAGGCTCGCATACCCTTGCGCCCGTTGTTTCTCGCGGAACTCATAAAGATCGGCGTTAACCTCAGCAATCGCTGTCAGCAACGCCAGACGCAGGCGTGGATCGGTGACACTCCCATCCATGCGCATATCACGGCGGAACTCTGAAACCCTGACATCAGGCCAGAAACTGGTGTTTTTAATAACGTCCTGGGTACTTTCCCCGGCCTGTTCCGGCGAAACGAATTGCATATTTCTGGCACTCCCAAATAGTTGGGCGGTGGACGGGGTTTTGACGCGGCATAAAGCCTGTCGCCACCCCGTGCCGCCCCGCGCGTTGGCACGATTCGTTAAGCCGACATTGCCTGTCGCAATCGGCTTTCAAGCTTGTTGATTTCGGTTTTGACTCCAGAACTGTTATCCAGCTGCAGGGCACGCTTCAGATGGTTAAGTGCCGCCACTGCCTGATCGTTATCCCGCAGCGCGTAGCCCATCGCCTTATGAAGTCGGGCGCGGGACTGATCCGGCATATCCTGACCTTCAACGATATCGAGCACCTGGGTAAGAATGGCGGCACTGAATGATTCACCGGCAGAAAAAGCGCGCATTGCCGCATCGGCAAACTCTTCGGCAACAGCAGTCCCGCAGGTCCGGTTGAAGCGCTGCGGCAGGACCCAGCCGTGTTTAATGGCATGACGGGCAATGTCCAGCGCACCGGTATAGTCTCCGGCATCAATGCGCCAGATCATGATGTACATCGCCACGTCGTCCTGGCCCGACGCGTCAGCATCCAGCAAACCGGCAATCCATGAGGCATAAGCGGGAAGAAACTCACGTTTGAGCTGAGCCTTGCGCTCATTTGACTGGACGGTTTTAAGGCGCCTGCGGTGTTCTGTCAGCTGTAACAGCATCTGGTTGTAGCCCGTCAGGCTGGCATTACTGCCGCCCTGCCGGGCGGCATCCTGTGCCTGTACATACTGAGTGTGAGCACGGAACGGATTCATTTATCACGCTCCGGCGCCAGCACCGCCAGCTGCCTGCGCATCAAGCGCGCCTTTCACCGCTGCCGTGACGATTTCCTGGATGGTTTCAGTTGTCAGCGCTGGGCTGGCATTGCCATCTGCCTGCACGGGCAACAGTTCGATGTTCTCAACCAGGCAAACGCCGTCGTAATCTTCGACAACATACGCCTCGTTAACGGACTCGAAGTTCTCCACGCGGTCACGCTTCGGATTGTCGATGACCGAACGGCGGCGGGAGCCTGATTGCCAGTAAATAGACAGGTTATCCAGGCGGGTGATCAGCATGGCATTCGCCGGGAAGAACGGCGCACGAACGGCCGGGAGGTTGCCGATACGCTTCTGGCTGACGATAAGATCTGCCGCCAGCGTTTCGCTGTTTGGCTGGTCACGGTTGACGATCGGGAAATATTTATCCGCCAGTAACTGGCGCCCGACGATAACCACAAGCTCCGTATCTTCCTGATACCATGGCGCGATTTTCTCATTCACGGCGCCCATAACCAGCGCGTCCAGATTCAGGAAATCACCGCCTTTACCGACACGGATAGTCTGAGAAATAACCTCGCCTTCGGACACGATCTTATCCATCACCTGAACGGGTTTCTCCTGGCGGATTTTTTCCAGCCAGCCGATATTCACATCCTGCAGCAGTGGATAGGTCGCGCGGTCTGACGTTTTTTCACGCTTCACGCCGTTGAAGCCGATCATGATGCGGTCAAGCGCCTGGCGGGTAATGATGGCGTCACGGATGCGCGTCTGGAAGTCCTGGAACTTAGCCCATAAATCTAGCTTCGCATAAGGCAAAGCCGTATCAGAGTTGGTCTGGGTACACTTGTACCCTTCACCGTCGATGTAGGTCGGATCAACGGGTTCACGGTCTTTCTGGGTGGTATCAGTATTTCCGGCAATACTGGAACCAATACCCAGCCCCAGACGCTCGCCGGACTGCTCATCAACCGGGATAATGTTGATTTTCTGCAGGAACGAGGAAGACTCCTGGATTTTCGTTTCCAGCGTCTGCGCCACTGACGGCTCAGCCGTATATTTCGAGGCGATATCGCTCACAGATACGCCGTTGAGTTTGGCGAGCTGCGTCAGATAGCCGTTGTATTTAAAACGTGTCTCTTTTTTCATTGTGCTTTTGCTCCGTCAGCAATCGGTGGTTTGTTCTGCGCCGTTATTGCCGGTCGCATTAGGGCGGCGTTCGCTGCGGCTGTCCTGGGTGGAAAGCTGCTCACGCAGGGTGGAGAGTGCGCTGGTTGTCTCATCAACAACCTTTTGCATATCGCTCAGCTTGTTGCTGAAATCGGCCTGATGGGTGCTGACCTGCTCCGCCAGCGTCTGATGCTCACGCGCGATGGTTTCAACAGCCTGATTCACATCAGCAAAGCGGGCGTTATCATCGGCGCCTTTGCGGGACAGCAGCTCTTTCACGCGGGTAAACAGGCTGGTTTTTTCCGGCACGTCCTCAAACTCGATCAGCGTTTCAACAGCAGCGGTAAACAGGTTGTCCTTGTCCAGCTTGCGGCGCGCCAGGGGGTTATGTTCTGCGCTGGCGCTGAACTGCAGCATTTCAGTGCCGAGGCTTGCAGGATCGTCAGTAATCGCCAGGCCAACCAGATAAGCGGAGCCGGTATCGGCAAAGCTGGTGTTAACTTCCATTGAGGTGAAAAGCTTCTGCCAGTTGCTGGTCATCGTGACCAGATCGTCCGTCGGGGCAATCCAGCCATACAGCGCCATTTTCCCGGATAATGCCCCTTCGGTGATTTCTTCCGCTTCCAGCTTTTCCACCATGCCAAAACGACGGAAAGGCCCATCAGGGGTGAAACCCTTGATGTGTTCCATATTGATCAGCGCGGTGTATACCTGCGGGTTATAGCTCGCTGCCATCTGGGTGAGCCATTCACGCTCAATAACGCGCCCGTCAGTAGTGGCCCCTTCGACCCCAATACGAAAACGCTTAGATTTTTTTGCCATCGGTCCGGCTCCGGTTAGTTAGTTCGTAACACGTTCAGAGCCTTATGTTTGCGGTGATGGGCGCGTGTAAACAACGCGTTGGGCTTGTGCGAACGCCCACACAATGCGAAGCCGGGGAAAGTGCTGATTTGAGGCCGTATGTTTGTGCCATGACAACACTGACCCCCGCAGACCTCGATCCCCGTCGTCAGGCAATGCTGATGTACTTTCAGGGATACCGCGTAGCCCGCATTGCTGAAATGCTGGGCGAGAAAGTTGCAACCGTTCACAGCTGGAAAAAACGCGATAAGTGGGGCGAATATGGCCCACTGGATCAGATGCAGCTCACCACCGCCGCACGTTACTGCCAGCTCGTCATGAAGGAGCAGAAGGAAGGCAAGGATTTTAAAGAAATTGACCTGCTGGCACGTCAGTCCGAACGACAGGCCAGGATCGGCAAATTTAACAATGGCGGAAATGAAGCAGACCTGAATCCGAACGTGGCGAACCGCAATAAAGGCCCGCGCAAGCCACCGGAAAAAAACTTGTTTACCGACGAGCAGATCGAAAAGCTGGAAGAGATTTTCCGCGCCGGTATGTTCGAGTACCAGCGCCACTGGTGGGACGCTGGCATCAAGCACCGTATTCGCAACCTCTTAAAGTCACGCCAAATCGGTGCAACCTACTATTTCGCCCGTGAAGCGTTGATAGACGCGCTCACCACGGGGCGAAATCAAATCTTTCTGTCAGCGAGTAAAGCTCAGGCGCACGTTTTTAAACAGTACATCATCGACTTCGCAAAAGAGGTGGACGTTGAGCTGAAAGGCGATCCGATGGTGCTGCCTAACGGCGCCTGTCTTTACTTCCTTGGTACAAATGCCCGTACCGCGCAGAGCTATCACGGCAATCTGTATCTTGATGAGTATTTCTGGATACCGAAATTCCAGGAGCTGCGCAAAGTGGCCTCCGGTATGGCGCTGCACAAAAAATGGCGTCAGACCTATTTTTCAACACCTTCCAGCCTGACGCACAGCGCCTACCCGTTCTGGTCTGGTGCCCTGTTCAATAAAGGGCGCCCGAAAGCCGACAGGGTAGAATTTGACCTTTCTCACAGTAGCCTGGCGCACGGCGTTTTATGTCCTGACGGCCAGTACCGCCAGATAGTCACCATTGAAGATGCCGTAAACGGCGGGTGTAACCTTTTCGACCTGGACCAGCTGCGCCTGGAGTACAGCCCGGACGAATACAACAACCTGCTGATGTGTCAGTTTGTTGACGACCTGGCGTCCGTGTTCCCGCTGGCGTTGCTGCAGTCCTGCATGGTTGACAGCTGGGACGTGTGGGACGATTTCGAACCGCTTTTACTGCGGCCGTTTGCATACCACCCGGTCTGGATCGGCTATGACCCGGCAAAAGGAACGCAGAACGGTGACAGCGCCGGTTGCGTTGTCATTGCGCCTCCCGTCGTCCCCGGCGGTAAATTCCGCATCCTTGAGCGTCACCAGTGGCGCGGGATGGACTTTCGCGCCCAGGCTTCAGCGATTGAGGAAATCACCAGACGCTACAACGTGACCTACATCGGCATTGACTCGACCGGCGTTGGCGATGGCGTTTACAAAACGGTTAAGCAGTTTTTCCCTGCCGCGCGTGAGTTTGTCTACAACCCGACCGTAAAAAATGCCCTGGTGCTTAAAGCCTACGACATCATCAGCGGGCGCCGTCTGGAGTTTGACGCGGGGATGCTGGATATAGCGCAGTCCTTTATGTCCATTCGCCGTTCAACCACCGCCAGCGGCAACCGGCCAACCTACGAAGCAGCCCGCACAGAGGAAGCCAGCCACGCGGATTTAGCCTGGGCAACCATGCACGCACTTTATAACGAACCACTGGCAGGAGCTTCCGCCAGTACCAGCAACATCGTGGAGATTTTTTAATGGCTAACCGCAAAAACCGCAGCAAGGCATCGAGCGGCCAGACCGCCACCGATACGGCCAACATGGTCAGTAATGCACATGCGGAGGCGTTTACGTTTGGCGATCCGATCCCCGTGATGGACCGCCGGGAGTTATTTGATTACCTGGAGTGCGTGCAGGTAGACCGCTGGTACGAACCACCGATCAGCATGGATGGCCTGGCGCGAACTTACCGCGCCGCCGTGCATCACTCCAGCGCTATTCAGGTAAAACGCAATATTCTTACCAGTACCTTCATCCCTCACCGCTGGCTGTCTAAACAAGCCTTTTCCCGGTTCGCCCAGGACTTTCTGGTATTCGGTAATGCCTACCTTGAAAAACGCATGAACCGGTTAGGGCAGATCATGGAGCTGCGCGCCTCGCTTGCCAAATATACCCGTCGTGGCATTGACCCGGACACCTACTGGTTTGCACAGTATGGCTACAACTCGCAGCCCTATCAGTTCGATGAGGGAGGCGTGTTTCACCTGATGGAACCCGACGTTAACCAGGAGCTTTACGGGATGCCGGAATACCTCTCCGCCATTCCCTCGGCCCTGCTGAATGAATCGGCCACGCTGTTTCGCCGTAAGTATTACCTAAACGGTAGCCATGCTGGTTTTATCATGTACATGAGCGACCCCGCCGCCGATCAGAAAGACGTGGACAACATACGCGAAGCGCTGAAAAAATCGAAAGGGCCAGGCAACTTCCGCAACCTGTTTATGTACAGCCCGAACGGCAAGAAAGACGGTATTCAGATCATCCCGCTGTCAGAAGTCGCAGCGAAAGATGAGTTTCTTAACATCAAGAATGTGAGCCGTGATGACATGCTGGCAGCTCACCGCGTGCCGCCGCAGCTGATGGGGATTATTCCAACGAATACCGGCGGGTTTGGCGATGTGGAAAAAGCGGCGCGCGTTTTCGTTCGCAACGAACTTACCCCCCTGCAGGGCCGCATCAAAGAAGTTAACGAGTGGCTGGGTGATGAGGTGATACGCTTTGACCCCTACCTGACCGATGAAGACTGACGCTCTCCCGGCCAGCCTTTGATATCAACCGCCCTCCTCCGGGCGGTTTTTTTATTCCCTTGCGCCTATCACACCATCAGAGCGCCTCAGCGCCTCGCTGAGCGGTCCCGAGCTTTCGCCACCTGGCAGCTCACGACGAAACGCAGCGCCTCACCACGACGCAGGCGCGCACGACCAGCCCCCAAAAAATGACCATGCCCGCCCAACATTGAGGCGCCAAAACCACGATTAACCCCAAAACCGCGCGCTCGTAGCCCCGCCACGCCTGCCCGCTTTACGCAGTGGTTTTCATGCACCTGCACGATATAAGCAAAAGCCCGCCAGAACTGGCGGGCTTGGACATAAACGATCCTCTAACGATCATTCATTTTCATGCGGCATAGTCATGCACGACGGTGAAATCAGTCAAACAGAGAATAATTAGCGTCGAATTCCTGGCTTGTAGCTTCGACTTTCGTCAGCAGCATTAAATAATCAAGCCCATCGGATAACGATACCGGGCGATCAAGTTCAAACCAGAAGCAATCATGATAAGTCCTCCCTAACCAATAACCGCCGCCATACTCTTTGAGACGCTGGAAGAAAACCCACTGACCAGGGATGATTGTCTCAAGCATATCGCCGCGATAGATAATCTGGTATTTGAAGTCTTTAGAACCCATAGCTAACGCCTCGCATTGCTCGTTGTTCAACCTTGTGAGGGGCAGAACGGTGCTCAGCCCCTCACAACGTTACCTAATGCAACCAGCTGTCGTCTTCCCAGACCTGTTGCATAATTTCCATCACCCGCTTTTTATCTTCGTCCAGTTTTAAGCCGCTCAGCTCCAGGCCGTTAGCGCTTCCCTTACGTATGCGGATTGACGTTTTTGGATAGAGAGGGCGCAAATTTCGGTAAAGCTCGGATTCAAGGGCTTCCAGTGTTGCCTGGCTTATCTTCTGCTCTTTATCGATCATTATTTCAATGCGCATAAAGCCCCCTTTAGTTGATAACGTCCATTGCCTGGCCGTAATCATGGTTACGAATTTTCGCCATCAGCTCGTCCGTCAGTTCCGACACCCACTGGATCGCAAGGCGTTTCTCTTCTTCGCTACACTCACTAGCCGCTACAAGCTTGATAAAGAAATCAATACGCTGGAGTTTCAACGACTCCAAAAGATAGTCCTGCATTTTCCCTCCTATCCTCACTACGGGATAAACCAGCCAGCATCCCCAGGAAGAGACACCGACAACTGTATATATATCCACTGTTTATGTATACAGTATAGGAGGATTTCGGGGTTGTAAAATATTTTTTATCAATCAATCAGATGAGTCTGTTTGCTGAGGTTAATCATTAACTTCACTCAGCGCCGTCATTATTGCCAGTCGCTCAGCATGGGGCAGAGCTGCGAACTTTTGGCGCCAGCGCTTCGCCTTGCGTTTGATGCGCTCCCTGTCGTTGTAATCCTTACCCGCAAAAGTGTGCGAGTAGGCTCTCCCCTCCGGGTAATTCATCCAGATTTTCTCTGTGCGCACACCGCCGCGTGTCATGGCCTGAAATTCTTTCTGGCGCCAGCCCGTTAACAGTTCGTCATAAAGCGCTGATGGGTAGCCGGACAAAATCACACTGGCATTTTTTGGCAGGCTTTTAAGGCAGGCCAGCAGCCGCTCATGATCGGTAACCGTATATTCATTGCGATAACGCGCGGCACTGGTGCGCGTTTCATGCAGATAGGGAGGGTCTGCGTAAACCAGCACACGACCGGCGGAGGAAAAATCGAAGTCCCTTAAAAACTGCACCGCATCGGCAACATCGATAAAAAAGCTATCGCCCACAGTATCAAGGAAATCAGCATTGCCCTGGCAGAACGCCTCAACCGTCAGGGGATCAATATCAATGCCCCAATTGCGGCGGGCCGGTGGCTTACGCAACATGACAGCGCCACCGCCCAGGTGCGTCTCAATGTAGGTATCATGCGGCGGCATTTCCGCAATAATCTTTTGAAAAACACCGCTTGCGGCCTTGCTTCCCAGATAGGTCATTTCTTTTTTCCTCAACTCCTGATTTCGTTTTAATTCACCTGCAGCACAGTCGAAAATGACGTTACTCGATGAATGGCCAGCACTGTCATTTCTGACGGTGAATGCCGGAACGCGGTACCACACCGTCAGACCTGACCATGTTGATCACGGGCTATTCACGCGCTGAAAATGCACGCTTCATTCGGTTCAAAAGGTCATCCGCCTGCTGTTTAATCTCCACAATCTGGGACGGCAGACGTTGAACACCTGCCGCAGTACGGTTTCGGACAGTAAGGCGCCCTTCTTCAACCGTTAACACCTGATCGCCAAAGGCAACCACCGCGCCAGAAATCAACGAACGGACCATTCCGGCACTGGCATCTACACCACGCAGAGACAGCAGCTCACTAATTTGCTTTTCCTGCTCCGTCATAGGGCTGGCTTTTGGCCTCACTTTGACGCGCTTGTTAGTTACCCTTGCCGCGTCGCTCAGCCGCTGCGCTATCACCCGTTTTTCTTTCCGGGATAAAGAGCCAATATCCGCCCAGCTGGCACAGTCATTTATGACCGTGCCGTCAGGATCGGCGCGTTTTTCAACCTCCCGCGGCTCCCGCGTACAGTTATTGACAGAACTCCGAGGGGCGGCGGGGCCGCCTGAAAAATCAAGGTCAAAACCTGAAACGCCGTCAGCCTGACGTTTCGGCACAATTTTGTATTTGGTAGTGCGCGTATGAATCAGCGATTCCGGCCCACGGATCGGGGAGTAAACGCCGGAAATTTTGGAGACATCATCCCCGTAAAGGTTGCCGTTTTCGGTGACTTCATAGCTGAGGCGCACGCGCAGGAGATCACGGGGAACCAGCGGGCCACCCTGAGCACTCACGTACAAATCCCACGAGCTGCTGTCGGCGGCCTGACGCACTGGCTCAATTTCGGGGTGCAGGACCAGCTCACGATCACCGAGGCGACGCAATTCACGCCACACAGTTACCGGCGCGCCGCCTATCTGCTGGAACTGACGGATCGCCCAGCGAGACGCCCAGGCACTTACACGGCGCGCCATCTCTTTCAGAGGCTTGCCGGTTTCATCATCCAGATCGTCATCAAGCTGATAGCCATCAATATTTTTTGAAATGTATTTGGCGATATAGCCCGTTGCGCTGCCCTTCTCTTTCTCGATGGGTTTCATTTCGAAGCGGTTTTCAGCGGCGCCAGGCTCATTTCCATCCTCACGCATGGCGTGCTTACGAAAGATCGCTGTTGCCGGTTCGATATGCTCCGGGCGCATGAAAAGCAGGAGGTGCCAGTGTGGGGTTTCATCGTGGTGAGGTTCGACAACACGGAAACCAAACACGCGAATACCATTGCGCAGCCAGGCCGCACGCGTGCGCGCCCATACTTTGCAAAGATATTTCTGCGTTTCACGCGGTGACGCGCCGCTGTATTTGTTGTTCCGGCGCCCGTCGTACTGCATTGAGTGATATCTGGATGGAGCGGTAAGCGTGAAGAATGCCCCGGCCAACCCGGCCTCATTCGCTAAATCTTCGAACCCGCGCATACGCGCCATCAGTTCACGGCGTCGGTTGGCTGGGTTGGCAACGCTGCCGGCCACTTTATCAATCAGCGATACACGTTCTCCGGTGTCCTCATCTTCCAGCTCCATCGCTTTCAGAAATTCGCGGTTGGCTTTCTTTTGAGCCGTCCACTCCTGCAAACATGGATCACTGCAGTACGGTGCAGATTTTTTGTGTACATACCCGGCCGCAACCATCAGATGCTCACGCCAGCGAGCATGCATACGGCGCAGACGATTTAGCCACCACTGCGGAGACTGCAGGCGGGCCACTGCTTTCAGTGCGTCTTCCGCCTCCAGTTCTTCTTTGCAGTAGGCCGTCCAGCACGGAACCGACGTTTTGAGGTGATTGGCAAGAAATCCCATGCGGCCGTAACCTGACAGGGTGGCGAAATGGGGATCGGACGTGCGGGCCATCTGGAAATCAAACTCGCGGTTAAACTCGCTACCCAACAGATCAGCAAGGTTATGCGCCAGTCGTTTCAGCTCTTTTTTTCCAGCCCAAAGCAGGCGCCAAAATTGTTCACGCAGAGGCAACAAAGCCGCAGGCATCACCCCCTGCGGCAGATACTGCTCATTGACCTGATCTATACGACTCAGAACGAATCGCTCAAAGGTATTGATAAGCCAGGCATCAGCCGCTTGCTTGCCTTTACGGTCTACCTGTTCAAGTTTTTGAGCATACATACGGCGGACAAAATGAGGCAGCGAAGCCAGGCGACGACGAACCGCCCGGCTCCGGTCTGGTGCTTCATCCGTTTCTGCCAGCTCGGCAATCGACAAACGCTTGCGGTTGCCGTCCGGCGTCAGATACATGATCCCCGGCGCCGCATCGGCTTGCTTAAAACCACCAATTGCAGGACGCGGGGCATTCCATGCGTAGGGGAAAACGGTGTCAGACATTCTGACACCCCATCATGTAAGCACGAACAAACGCCGTTGCAGCCTCAGCGTTTAAGGCATTTCCATATGATCGAATTCGTCCCAATCTGGAGGCAGCCCCATTAACCAGAGGCTTAAGGCCGGGTTTAACTGGCCGCCACTTACCATCTCTGCACAGGAGCCAGTCAGCAGTTCGCCAGAAGCCGTTAACCGGGCTGGTCCCGCTATCTGCGCCACCACGTCCAATCTGTCGATTGAAAGCTTCCCATTGCGCACTCTTCCGCCCTGATAACCACCCTTGCAATCTGATGCTGTTGGCGTCGGCCATCCCGCGAGGGTCGCAAAATCCTGGAGATTGGATTGCCTGCCAGCTGCTTTCCTCGCAATTACCTTGTCGGCATCCTGATAAGCATTTTTCACGTTGCTGGCTGTTGGTGTCGGCCATCCCGCTAAAAGCGCCGCTGCTTGCCCCAAACTCAGCCCAAAGCCGTTGTTCCCGTTCTTTGCGGCAAGGCGCGCCCTTCTCGACTCCAACATTTCTAAGTTCTTCGGCAAGAATTCGTTGGCTGCTGGAGTCGGCCACCCAGTAAGCTCTATCTCTGATATTCGGAGCACCGACGCTCGCAGCCGGAAACGCACACGCCCCGAAGGCATAGCCCATGGCTTCCACATCAGCTTGTACAAGGTCGATCCAGCTGTTCGCGTCAGAGCTTGCAGATTGTTCGCCAAAGACAATGACAGGGCGACACTGCCCGACCAGCCAATGCATGGCGGGCCATAGGTGCCGCTCGTCAGCAAACCCTTTTCCCTGGCCTGCCGCGCTGAAAGGCTGGCATGGGCAGGAGCCTGTCCAGACAGGGCTTGCATCGGGCCATCCTGCGCGTCGCAGGGCATAGGACCAAACGCCAATTCCTGCAAAGAAGTGGACCTGTGTAAATTCTCTAAGGTCATCGGGTTGTACATCTTCAATACTCCTTTCATCAACAATGCCAGGCATAATGCGGCCAGCGGCCATATGCACACGCAGCCGCTCAGCGGCGAACGGATCGAATTCGTTGTAATAGGCCCACGCGCTCACGCCTGCACCTCATACTTCGCGGTGCGGTCATTACCGCCTGCCGGATCAAATCCGAACCAGTTACAAGATTTAGAAGTAGCGATGATTTCCACTGCGGACTTACCATCACCGGCCGCAATACCCATATTGCGATTTGCGGTAAGGCGGTGATGGATGAAGTTTCGGTAAAGGGAGCGTGTCAGCGGGGTATCGCTGTTTGAAACAATGACCGAAAAGCCCTCTGATGAGCGGCGCTCAAGAATAGATGCCAGACGATATTGGTCGTCCTCTGTAAAACCGGCAGTGTGGTAATTACTAAAAGTCCCGTCATAAGGAGGGTCGCAATAAATCACATCGCCCGTCTGCAACAAAGCCAACGTTTCTTCGTAGTTAGCGCAAACAAAGGTGGCTCGCTTCGCTTTCTCAGCAAATGCGCGGATTTCACTCTCAGGGAAATACGGCTTTTTATAATTACCGAAAGGGACGTTGAATACGCCGCTTAGGTTGTAGCGGCATAGTCCACGATAACAATGGCGGTTTAGATAAAGAAAATAAACGGCACGGTGCAGTCTGTCTAATTGCGGATCGTGGTTAAAAGCTTCACGCACACGATAATAATTTTCAGCGACAATAAAACTTTCAAAAACCGCCTTAGCAAGATTAATAAAGTTTTCTGTATCTTCTGCAATAGAACGATACAGATTAATCAAATCTGGATTGATATCTGCGACAAGATAATGAGGATAGTCTGTTGCCATCATCACTGCGCAGGAACCCGCGAAAGGTTCAACCAGACGCGGGCCAGCGGGAAGGTGTTTTTTCAGTTCGGGCATGATGGCGGTTTTGTTTCCCGCCCATTTCAGGATAGTGCTCATTTGAGACTCCCTGTGAATAAGTGAACCAGCGCCTCTACGGTTGTGAACGGGCGAATTGAAAGCATCACCCAACTACCCGGAATCCAGTTTCCCGGCATAGGAAGAACGTCATTTACTGGCAGAATATGGGTAATAATTGCGGCGCATTCTCTGCCGGTATATTTGCCGTCGTGGTCCCATTCGCACAAAGAAAGAACATCACCGACTTTATAGCCCCGATCATCCTTCCTAAGCTCTGCACGTTTTTCGCCCGTAACAACGGCATTGAAATAAGCCGGAGCGATTTTTACCTGGTGAACGCGCGTGGTCATAACGCACCTCCGTTGTAATGTTTGCTTTTTAGCTCTGCGATTTCCTGACAGGTCACACAGCACTGCACGCCAGGAATAGCGCGGCGGCGAGCTGGCGGAATCGGAGCATCACACTCCGCACAGAGAACACGGGAAACGCCCGGCACTTTGGCGCGGGCATTGTTGATATGGCGCTCACGATCTTCCTGTTCGCGCAGCTGGGCGAGGTCCATTGAATCAGCCATTAATGCAGCTCCTGCGCTTCGTTCTGGATGCGTACCGCTTCAACGCGAAGCAGTTCGGCCGCCTCGATATGGCTCAACTGACGGGAAACGATGCGCACGGCCAGACTATCCAGACGAGCCGCCATTGCATCAGCACGGCAACGGCGCTCATCCATGCGCGTTTCATTTAACAAAGCGAACAGGCCAGCATCGTCTGGGCCTGTTTTCGTTGAGTGGGTTTTAGTATTTTTCATATTCATTTCCTCAAAATTCGGGCAAAAAAATGCCCGGCGGGTTTACGCCAAAAAAAACGGGTTATTTACTCGGATATAGCCCGCGCAACGCGGGCTGTAAGAATCAGGCTTTCTTAAACATTGGGAGCGCTACTGCAATAATCCCCGCTACCAAAACACCATCAGCCAACATCGACATAAGACGGCCCGTGAAATCTACTGCAACAACCAGGAACAGCAGCACACAGATAATGAGACAACGCAGCTTTCCCATTACAGGTACTGGTCCAGTGGCAACTGGAGAGCCTGCGCAATTTTCTTAAGCTGCGCTTCTTCCTCGCTGCCGTTACCGTCCTGGTCAGCAATATCAAGACACAGGCACAACACGTTCACCGCGTCGTCAGTTCCCGCAACATCCGCCAGTTCACGCAGAGCCTGAGCATTAGCGCTACGCGGTGATGCTTCATAACGGGCGCGGATATTACTGCTCATCTGCGCAATTTCACCGGCAAAAGGCGCAAAGGCTGGCAGAGCTGAAATTGTTTTTTCCAGCACGCCGATTTCTTTCGCGTCACAGGTTCCGTCAGCGTACGCAATGGAATAGGCGCCCCAAACAGTGGCCTCTACCGCGTCGCGGTTTTCCATTTTTTTAACTTCTACAACAGCTTTACGAGCTTTCTTTTTAAAGATTCCAAACATTGTTATTTCCTCATTTTTAGTTGACTGTCTTCACAATGCCCACGTTATGAGCATTAGGCAGGCGTCAAATTAGATATAACCGGCAACCGGAACAGGCTTACTTTTAATTTGGTTGATAATTTCAGCCTGCAAACCTTCTTTAAATTCTTTGCAGCATTCCCATTCAGGATCGACACGCAAAACAGCACCGTCACGGGTTTTAATTTCAAAGCCTTCCGCCATATTTGGGATGATCACGCCCAGAATAATTCTCAGCTCATTACGAGACATGTTTCACTCCTTTAATAATCAAACGAGCAATGCGAATAATTAAAAAAGCTGACGGCTTAGCCGCTTTTGTTTTCAGCCCGTTTAATAATTCGGACTGATCGCGGCATGGGTGCCAGCGCTTGCCGTTATCTCCTGCAATCCAGCCGTGGCCGTAGTGCATTGCCGGACTTTGCTTTTTCAGGAGCGAGGCAAAAGAAGGTTCATTTTTCAGCATGACCACCTCACATAAACCCGAAAGTCGCACTGATACCTGTAACCGTATCAATAGTGCTAGCCATAGCTGGGTTAGCCTGCAGACGTGCCTGCATGGAGATCGCAGCCAACGCCATAAGGCGGGTGACAGAGTTGATACTGCTGATCACATCGCGGCGCCCAGCTGTTGTCCCGACTTCACCCGACACAGCACCGGCAGCCACACGACCAATTTCAGCTGTCGCGCTCATGACGTAATGCGGGAGTTTTTCTTTTGCCACTTCGTTCGTAGGTACGCACGGCAGGCAATGAATTTGAGCAAGGAAACCATCAACCAGCGCGGAGTCCTCAGTGATATCCGTCAGCAGCCAGATTTCCGGCGGCGTGAGCTGATGGGGCTGCTCAGGGTTAAGCTTGTTGCGCAGCGTCTGGACATTCATGCCTGCCCGGTCTGCCAACTTCGCCATATTGTGACGCTGTGCGAAAGCGCGGCAGGCTTCATCAAAGTGAGGATGTTTGGAAACGCGATAATCAAACATGTCGTAAATCCTTTTTTATCCCAAAATGGAACTATCAGGCTTGCATTGCGACTTCACAGCCCTGGGCTGCTTCCATCGTCAAGGCGAACATGTTTACTTCAACCAGACCGTTCGCGTTTTCTTTCTTACGGATCGGGAGACGCCCTTCACGAACCATTTGGCGGGCATAGCTGAGCTTGTAACCGGTACGACGGCAGAACTCATGCAGGGTGATATATGGCTCAGACACCACAAGGTTGATGCTGGGGCGCATTGATAAATGTTGTTTCATGATGCACTATTCCTCAGTTTGGGTTGTCTCTACACTATTCGAGACTATTAATTACTATTCGTTGCTTCACACAACGGAGAATAGGATCACAAAACGCCAATGTCAATTCAAAACATCACAAAACACCATATTCCGCAAAAGCTGCGTACGGAGATTATGCAGAACAAAGGCGGTCAACCGGTCATTGAGCGCATCCTTAAAGCCTATGGATTCACCACTCGCCAGGCCCTTTGTAATCATCTGGGGATATCACAGAGCACCATGGCCAATAGGTATGCCCGGAACACGTTTCCCTCTGATTGGGCTGTGATTTGCCATCTTGAAACGGGCGTATCTCTGTTATGGCTGGCCGCTGGTGAAGGTCCGATGCTTGAGGATCAGGCTGAGGCTGGAGCGGTTACCAGGACTCTAAAGCACTTGGTAATCACTGATGGGGTTTCAACATCACAAAATGAAATCATATACGACGCTAGTTTAATTCCTGCAGGCTTATCAGCTCCCTTTGTCGTGACTTTCGAAAGCTCAGTTTATTTAGTCGATAGTCACGAGGGTGAAATCAACGATGGGTGGTGGCTGGTCGAAATTGACGGCTTAACCAGTATTAGAGAGGTTTTTAGATTCCCCGGCGGACGCATACGTATTGAGAATGGGCGAGCCTCTTTTGAGTGCGCGACGTCAGACGTAAAAGTATTAGGCAAGGTGATAAGCAAAACCGAGCAGTTTGTTTGATACCAAACGGGAGATTAATTAAGTGGCCGTAAGCAAACTCGCCAATGGCAAGTGGCAAGCACAGGTATTCCCAAACGGGCGCGATGGAAAACGCATCCGGCGCCAGTTTGCCACTAAGGGCGAGGCCCTGGCATTCGAGCGCCATGTAAAGGATCAAGCTCAGGATAAGCCGTGGCTGGGTGAGAAGACAGACAAACGCCGCGTTAGGGATTTGGTTACAGCCTGGTATAACGCACATGGTGTAACACTTGCTGATGGTGAGAAGCGTAAAGGCGCAATGGAGTTTGCCTGTCTCGCTATGGGCGATCCCCTCGCAACTGAATTCAACGCTAAATTATTCTCAACGTACAGAGAACAGCGGTTAAGCGGGAAAATAACCAGGTCAGATCGCGTCAAGTCCGTGACCCCTCGCACGGTAAACCTTGAACTGGCTTACTTTCGGGCTATGTTCAACGAGCTGAAAAGACTTGATGACTGGACAGCACCAAATCCTCTCGAAAACGTCAGAGAGTTTAAAATTGCAGAAGTTGAGTTAGCCTGGCTTACGGTTGAGGAAGCGACGCGCTTGCTTGAGGAATGCGAGAAAAGCAAAGCAGGTGATTTAACCACGATTGTCAAAATCTGCCTTGCGACCGGCGCAAGATGGGGAGAGGCTGAAAGCCTCACTGGCAAGCAGATAAGCCCCGGTAAAATAACTTTTATCAAAACGAAAGGTAAGAAAAACCGTACGGTTCCAATCAGTGATGAGCTTTACGAATTGCTACCCAAAAGCCGAACCTCGAAGCCACTCTTTACCGGATGTTATTCAGCATTCAGGAGCGCGATAAAGCGCGCGGGAATAGAGCTGCCAGATGGCCAGCTGTCGCACGTTCTACGACATACTTTTGCCAGCCATTTCATGATGGGCGGCGGCAATATTCTGGTCTTACAACGCATCCTTGGACATACGGATATTAAAGTTACAATGCGTTATGCTCACTTTGCCCCCGACCATCTAACAGAAGCGGTTCAACTTAACCCCTTAAACCTAATTGGTGGCAGCAAAATGGCAGCACAGCGCAGCACTATGCATTACTTTTCGACAATATACGAAATCCTATGCGCTTGAATTTACTGTAAATCATTGTTTTTAATGAAATACGGTTCGGACTCATAATCGCTTGGTCGCTGGTTCAAGTCCAGCAGGGGCCACCAAATTTTAGCTTTAAAATCATATAATTAAGCCACTCTATAGAGTGGCTTTTTTGATATTATCTTTGCGAATGTCGCAAATGTGTCGCACAAAAATGAACAGGCCTGCGGATAAGTGAAGTGTATCACTTCGGAAAGTGTCTCTCCGCTTGGTCTGGATTGACGGTGTGGACGTATTTAGCAATAGATTTTTTTTCATGCTTGTTACGTGATTTAGCAAAGGCTTGTATGAAGAGAACCATCCTTCCTGACTCAACTTTTAGATGTCGATGACCCAGTTCAAGATTGAAAACACTAATTTTTGTAGCTGGCTTTTGAGTTTTTACAATATTAATTTCATAGCGCGACTTTCTTAGCGCCTCGCAGAGTATCTCGAAATGCTGGTTTAAGGTGGCAAGATCCTTTGAAGAAAGAATGATATCGTCCATATAAACTGAAACTGTAACAATGCCTGACCTATAAAAAGAATCTATAACAGCCCCAGCGTAAGAGTTTTGTAAACAAAGAGTAGCTAGAACTGGAGATTGCGGATAGCCATACGGAACAGCAAATTTATGTCTAGCAGCATTTGGAAGTCGAACCGTTGAAAGCTTTGCGATATGCCTAGCCTTGTCATATGGTATAATTTTCTTTAGTTCACGAGTCACTCGGCTTTGCGATGTTGATTCAAAAAAGCATTTAATATCAATTAAACAGAAGAAATCATTACTTTTATGTAACTTAGCAGCTGCAACATGCCCGCCATTTCTCAAATGATAATAATAAAGTGGAAACCTCCAATTCCTTCTTAAATATTCATGCAGGGAGGAACCATATTTAATCATTTCTTCAGAAGGTATATGAACCCACTTTTTTTCTTTCAGAAGGAATTTATGCTTCCATGTTTCCATCTGGATGATTTATCCCAACTTAAGCAGTAATAGTTAAGGGCTACGTGAATGTAGCTGTATACTTTCTCAACGAAAGCGATTAACTCGTTGAGAAACTCGAGAGCTAATTTAACCCTCGCGAGCCACTTCACTAAGCCAAACAGACGTTTCTTCATGTTTGTTCCCTCTGCACTATCCTGACGCATCTTAGCGCAAGCGCATAGCCCAAACTAAATATCGAAAAACCAAGAACCCCTGAGAGTCCCAGTGAGTCCAGTGAGTCCCAGTAGAGTCCCAGTGAGTCCACATGTCGTATACGACGAATGTACAGAGTGGCCGGAAAGACCGGCTAACGTCAGGATCTCTAGGATACACTCAGCAGTCACACTTTCCTAGGTCTCAATCCAGTAACTAAAATTTCAGTTTTAAGAATTCTAGCCACTTGACTAGAAACTGCATAAACGCTCGTTTTGTCTCATAACGTAGAAAAACTTACATCGAAACAAACGATCCTTCCTTATCCGTTTAAAATCAATAAAACCCTTATGTTTCTGATAGATATCGATTTACCTTGATCGCCCACAGATCCATAAAACTGAAAAACAATGAAATTCCTTTCAATCTTTTCAGTTGGAGATCTCCCGCAAGCCGCCAGAACTGACACTGTCTGGCGGTCTGATTTGGAGGAAAAGAAAACTGAAAAATTTTTACGATCCAGAAACCGCAGGCGGGTGCGGTGTAGCGCCGTTTTTGTCTGCGAAAGATTTATTTTGTCAGCGTGTGGCGTCGTCAGCGTAACGTGACAGCACAGATCTTTTTGTGGTGTTGCGCGGTAGTGGTCAGATAAAAGAAGCGCTTAGAATGCGTCGGGTGAGGTCTGGGAATGGGCACAAAAAAGCCCGCATTATGCGCGGGCTGATGGGATGTTCAGGCGATGATGTTCTGGTACTTGCTCCGGGTCTGCCCGGCCTTCGCTGCCGTCTGGTTGAATGCGGCCGCGTTCGTCGGCGTACCGACACTGGGGTGTGAATGGCTCGCGCACTGCTGCGCCAGCTCTGCCAGTAAATCAATGGTGTCCAGCATCATGGTTAGCGTATTTACGCCCTCGCTACCGATATGCACGGTTGGCCCCATAATCTGCTGACCGCCCGCCGCCACGGATTTACGTAATGCGGCAATCTTTTCTGTCAGGGTTCCCCCCACATCAACATTCATGGCACCGGCCACTTTCGTGGACTGCTGCCCGGCGATTTCGGTTTCTTCATTTCCTGTAATACTGGCCAGCCGGTTTCCTTTTACCGCCTGGCTGAAGTCGCCAGCACTGACCTGCTGTATGGCTCCGGCCATCAGCGTGGCGGTACCCAGCACTGTGATTTTATCCGTGGCTTTCACCGTGGTTTCACGGCTGACCAGTTCGCGCCGTTCCGTGTCGGCTTTCACCGTCCGCGCCATCGATGTTTCACTGATGGTCTGATCCGTCTGGCGTACCCAGTCTCCTGCCTGTGTCACGCGTTGCGAGACTTCCGCCCGCTGCTGTTGCAGCTGTTCGCCGGGCTTAATGTCCGGCAGACTGGTGCCATCCGGCAGCGTCTGCCTGATAAAGGGCTTATCCGGCCTGCCGCCCGTAAACGCCACCTCTACCAGCGTTCCTTCCGGTGGAAACTGGAACATTCCCGAATCGTTACCGGCCATTGGCACCGGCAGCGGTACAGCGGAATATACCGGCGTCTGGTTGTCCGGGTTGCCGTCCGCGTCAAGCAGCTGCACGTCAACGGCGTACCGTGGCCGGAACGGGTCGGCAAAATTACCGCTTTTTACGGCCTCGCTGGGTGCCACCACCCTGGCCAGTTTGGGCAGGTGAAGACCTGAAGCCAGTTCCGGGTAATGGCTTTCTATCTGACGCTGCGCCGGTGTTTTCTGCAATGGTTGACCTGTGGCGCGGTTCCGTGGTGTCCACGTGATGGTCATTGTGTCATTCGCCAGATGAACTTTGGTCACGCGTTCCCCGTTCACGTCCACGCCCGGACGAAGACTCTGGATCACCGGCAATGTCATGGAATTACCGCCCGCCGTTCCCTGGCTGAACTCTGCCGGGATTTCTACCGGGCGTCCGGCAAACAGCGCCTTTTCTGCGCCGCCGACATACAGCGAACCATCCGGCAATGGATACCAGATGTAATCCGTGATACTGAATGCCCTGCCCAGGTTATTCAGCAGCTGGTATCCCGTCCCGTTATGGGTGAAATGGGGGATCGGTTTATCACTGTACGGCACATCCGGTACCGCAATGCTGATCCCGCTGTTTTCCTCCAGCCATCCGGCCACATCGCGCAGTGTGGGATGCTGAAATGAGCATGGCCACATCCGCTCAAACACGCCAGCCAGCTCGCGGACGAACAGACGCTGATAACCGTTTTCGGCAGGCTGTGAGCGCTCCACATAGCCGGTAAACCAGCGCAGAAGTAAACCGGAATACCCCACATCCAGCCGTACCAGTTTGCCGGTGTAGTCTGTGGTCGTCTGTGCCGTAATAAAGCCACGTCCACAGCTGTTCAGCTCCAGCACCAGACTGGCGTCAGCCAGGTGTATTTCATCCGTTGAAAGGTAAAGGCGTTTTACTGGTTTCATCATTAACCTAAAGCATCATTGACGGGCTTCAGCACCCTGCGTTCAAACCACGTCAGTTTTTCTTCATCCTCTCCGGCACTCTGGCCACCGGATTGTCCCGTACTGCTGGCCGTCTGTTTTTTTGCCGTTGTTTTACCGGTTGCCCTGGCTTCCCGCTTCTCCTGTACGCTGACATGTTCCGCCAGGGTGAACGTGACCAGCCAGGCCATTTTCCCGTCCTGCGGCGGTGCATCCAGCATTCCGCTGAAGGTGGCCTCACGAAAATTCACCGCTCTGGCCACCTCATGCGCAACGCGGTATTTCATGCGTTTCCCGTCTGCATCGGTGGCGCTGGCCAGTTCAAAAATACGCTTCAGGATCTCCGGGTTTTTAAAGGGGATTTCGCCGCTGATACGCAGCTCTTTGCCCTTTGCCCCCTGCTCTGATTTGGTGGTCGCGCTGGTCTGGCCGGACTGGTCTTTATCCTGAAACTGCTGGGAAACGGTCACGCGCATGTTTTTCAGCAGAATGGCCTCACCATTAAGCGCCAGTGTCGGGATCGACGTCATGAATCATGCCCCTTATTCCATCAAGATTTTTTCCGGCCAGCATGATTGCCGCAGTATAAACGGCTGAAGGCTGCGGAATATCCTTTACCAGCGCCAGAAGGGTGGCGGCGGTGTCGCCACTGGCCGTAAATACCCATGCCCTGGCGCTTTTCCCCTGCAAATCAGCAAGGCCACTGGCCACATCGTTAATCAGGCTGTCACGCAGTTGCGTAAATTCCCCCAGTTGTTGTTTCAGCCCGTCCAGGCTGAATCCGGCGCCAGCCGCTTTCTGCGCCTCACTGACAGCGGCAGCGGATAACGCTGCCCTGCTGGTCGGAACGGACAGCGGAATGGCAACCGGCAGTCCTGCCCCGACTTTCGCGGGGATCTGCATTTTCTCAGTAGCCAGTGTCGCCGCAGACTCAGCCAGACGTCTGACCTGGGTGAATGCGGGCGCGGGGAAAACATCCACCAGGCTGTTAAGCCCTTTCATGAAGTTTTCATGGGTCTGTCCCGTTACCATCATGATCACCACATCGGTATTGCCTCCCGTTCCGGCCAGCCTTTCCGCCAGATAATGGATTGCATTGACCGGACTCAGGTATGCCCCGTTATCGGTCTGCTGCCCCAGACCGTGAATCCACGGATGCGCCGGAACGACGGAACAATCCAGCGCAGCCAGAGAATCCGTAAAAGCCAGACGCGCTTCACGCCACATCCGGCACCTCCGGCCAGTCAGGGGAAGCTGTATCCACCCGGTTTACCATTACGCTGTAGAGTTCCCATGCTTTAAGCCGTTTCATCTCTTCATCTGTGGCAATTTTTAGTTTTACTGCCCGCACCAGTGGTGCAATAGCTGATTCAGCTTCAGCAAGGCGGCGAACTTTTTCAGCCTCCGCCTTTTTACTCAGCTCTTCCGGCGAATAAACCCGTTGAACGACTTTACCGTCTTTAAACTGCCAGCCGCCTGAAATATCAGCGCGACGGTTTTCATCCGTATCAGGCAACTCTGCAACGCTCTGGCCCGCAGGCCACAAACCGGAAATATCGCGCGTGATACACGTAATGACGTCATTATCGTCGTAGGTAATTTTCAGCGTGTCTTCTGAAAATAATTTCTGGCACTTATACCAGTCCTGACCATCCTCTGATTTAAGATGCGCCCCACCGGGGAATAGTGCCTCCTCTGGTTCCGGTGTATAAGGGATGAATTTTTTAATATTTAAAAACTGTTCGTTCTTTTTATTTTTTGCCACTTTCATCATTATTCCTTCTTATACACTTGGGGCTGTTACCCACGTATCACCAATCAGATACTGAATGGGACGGTAATAAACCTTGTCATCATCACCTTCCATTTCCCAGCTACCGTCAGTATGGAACCCCGTCACCACCTGTCCGCCGCCAAGCTGAAAATCACGCCACAGACCGCCAGAAAGCGCCACGGGGCCAAGTCTGACCGCTTTTACTACATTGTTGTGAATCCAGGTACTTAACCAGCCATTTCCCCACAACGAACCAAAGATGTCGCCGTTATTCTGATAGATGGCTCCACCTGCACGAAGTGTGTTAGCGGTGATATCTCCATTGACCGTAAAGACAATCGAACCATCAGGATTTCGCTGGCTGTACAGGTGCCACCCCTGGTCGTCGTCCAGTTCAATCACGGTAGGTCTGTTTGGGTCGCCCCATAAATTGAACGTGGCAGTCAGTGCTGAGTTGTTATTGCTCGTCAGTGACAGTTTTTTTGCGTTACCTGCGCGAATGGCACCATTAGAGAGAACATCTACTGACATGTGCAGCCCGGAATTGTCGATATAACCGACCAGAGCATTATTGGCATAAATACCCAGAACACCGTCACTGTGCCACTTAAATCCGGTGTCATTATCGCCAAATACAATCGAATTCCCGCCAAGCGCATTATCAGTACCAATGCCTAACGCACCGTTTAGCCGTCCTCCATTAACCGACAGTGCCTCAACGTCACCGGCTGTAGGTTTCATCAGGCTGTTATACAGCGTATATGTCTGACCGCTGGTTGAGTTTCCCGGCTGTGCTGATGAATATTCAGGCGTACTGTGTAGCGTGACATTTGCATTACCGGTGTAATCATATTGCGCAATTAACCAGTACGCATACTGGCCGATATTAATATAAATATCGTAGGTGTCGCCTGATGTATTAACCCATGCGACCTCGTTAGCAGCAGAAGGTGAACGCCTCCATAATGTGGCGGTTATTCCAACAGGTGAACCATTACCGGCACGCAGTACCAGTTCACTGATTGCCGCTTGCTCAAATGATCCAACGTTATACCCCGAACCTCCATAAAGCTTAATTACCGCTGTTGATGTGGACTGCGGCATTACAACCGTGGCGATTTTGAACCAGCCTGATTCGCCAAGTGTAATGGTGGTCGACGTTACCGCGCCGATAGTTCTCGCAAATTGTTTTTTGTCCGGAATATCGCCGCCATTACTGTTTTTCTCCAGTCGTCCGTTCGCATTATCCATAGCCGCTTTAACCGCTTTCGGCGTTGCGGCCAGCATCTCCGACTCACTGTTCGTATCACTGCTTAACTGCACAAACCCTTTTTCGCGGGTTGTGGCGTCCGGATGGTTACGGGATTGTTCATGTTTTCTCAGCGCATCGCTGGCCTGCTGCTCATTCAGCGTCCCTTTCGGGCGTAAATCCGTAATATTGCCGTTTTCATCAATACCCGCCACTGCAAACACATAATGCTGTACGCCGTTCTGCACATAATCCGCCAGGTTGTCAGCGACCGTAATACGGGACTGCACACCCCACACGCTGGTAAGCGTTCCTGTCCAGCATACATCCAGCCAGACTTTGACCGGCCTGGTTGTCACGGTAATATTCAGGTTTTCTGCCAGCGTTGTGCGCAGCCCTGCCACATAGCCGGTACCTTTGGTCACATAAAACTGATTCCCGCTTTTCCCGACCAGATAACCGTCACCAAAAAACGCCGCCGCCCCGAAGATGTCGATATTTTCCAGGCGCTGGCGCTCGTCCATTCCGGCCATACGCGCGGTAAAGTCAATCTGCCAGCTCTCGGCAGGCGTATTAATTCCGGTTTCAGCCTGTGCGCCGTTATATTCCATCAGGAACGAACGCGTAAGCACGTTCCCCTGTTGCCCTTCAGCTGTTTTCAGTTTTTGCTGTAATGGCGCATGAACAATCATCGCCAGCGTACCACTGGCTTTATTCAGCAAACCAATCCAGTTAAAGGAAAAATCCCCCACGTCCGCCCCCAGTACGACGGAATGTACTACAGCGTTGTCATTCACCACGCCCTTACGGCTGACGGCCTGCCGGTGAACAATTTGTTCAGCCGGTGGCAGGGTTTCATTACGGTCAACCGGCCGATCCGGCTCAAGCCCCGGTACGTTAGCGAACACAAATTCATCCAGCAGGACAGGCTCCCCCGTGGCACCCTGCTGCGCTTTCCACTGTTCAAATGCCCGTGTAATTGTTGTCTGTGACATATAATCCCCTTATAACCCTGCGCTGTACGTTGCGCTGCTGGTTTCCGTACCGCTCAGTACTGCCGGATAAACCACATATTCCCCCTGATCCCATCCCGCCCGGATAGCCAGCTGTTCAGATGTGATCACTTCAAACTGGTAACGGCGGCATGTCCGCCCGTACTGCCGGATAATCTGGATCATCAGCTGCGTGTTAGTCGCTATCTGGCTGTCCGTGACTCGAACCTGAATCACATCCCAGTCAATACCCGGCTGGCGCTCCAGCAGTTCAACGTAACCGATCCCCAGCCGCTCAAAGATACTGATAAATCCCTCAACCGAACCGGCGTCACGCGCATTCACGAAGGCATACGCCACACGCCTGCGGAACAGCTCCAGCGGCTCCCCGTCAAAGCGGGAAATGTCCCGGTCATACGCCAGCAGGTTAAGTAACGCCGGTGTACAGGTCAGCGGATCAAACTGGTTCAGTGGCCACGTCACCCAGCCGTACACCTCCACCCAGAACCGCCGCGCCGTTTGCAGCAGTTTTCGCGGCTCGCCCCTGTCCATCCAGGAGGGAAGTACCATTCCGGCCAGTTTTTTCATGAACTCATTCATTCTCAATACTCACCACAAGCGATTTCAGACGCGGCACATTCAGCTCACTGGCAATGTCATCCAGCGAAAAATTCAGCGATTCCGTTACCGGAAAGTTTTTATGGATTTCGCGCCCCAGCTGCGAGAAGGAGAACCGTGAATACGGCCACGTCCTTCTGACGTCATAGTCCGTATTTTCCCGGAAGGCGCACCGGATCAGGTTTTCAATACCGTCCTTCAGGCGCTTCTGTTCATCATCACTGATGTTGTTCAGGTTCCTGACCCAGACAGTGACCGCCAGATCGTGCAGGGTTTCCGGCATGGCATAACACTGCATATCGTCCCCGTGGCCGTGATGCCCCTGCGTGTTGATATAGTCATTCACGGCATCCACAAACGGCGCAGAAGCCACGCCGCTGTCCAGCAATAAATAGGCGTTGGCTGTCCCCGGCCCCCTCGGTGCTTCGTGCTCAAAGAAAATCCGGTCAATGCTCAGTCCGGCAACACCGGCTATCATCGACCGGTACACCGCGTCCGTGTGGTAGTTGCCCACCAGGTTAAACTGGTTACGGCAACGCTCACGCAGCTCATCATCGCTTTCCTCATCCGCGCCCGGTACGGTCAGCCAGTTCTCTTCACTGGCCACATGGCTGATGCCGTCCACGGCCACCGGCAGAATGCGGTAATATCCCGGCGCAAGGTTATATGCGCCGCCCGTTCCCGTTGCCTTTACCGGCAGCAGTGCGCTGGCGGTACCGGAGGCGATCACCACATCTTCCGTGATGGCCAGTTCATACACCCTGCCGTTAATACGTTCTGTCTGTATCACCGTTCCGGCCTTCACCGTCACCACGGCGCTGGCGTCTTCCTTGTAAAAACGGATAACGCCCTGTGCAGCGCTGGCGGGCTTCGGCGTGATATTCACCGCCCATGCCAGCAGCCGTAACATGCTTCCACTGGCCGTGGCCACAAACATATTTGCCAGTACGGTGGAGATCAGAACCTCCTTCAGCCACATCACCGGCGCGGTTACAATGGCCGTGACCAGTCGCCAGAACGGAGACATACGGGAGGTATTCGTGATAATTCCCTCCTCCGTCGCAATGGCATTAAAGCGATCGCGAATCTCTTCTTCCGTCACCGGCATACCGCTGGCTTTCACCACCTCTTCAAAGTCAACCTGTGGCTTTTCCGTCATAAATCCACCTGTACCGATATTCCGCCAAAGTCATAAGTACTGGCCGTGATCCACAACCGTGTCCGGCTTTCTTCACCGATTTCCACCGTCCCCGGAACGATGCGCTCATCATCTTCAATCAGTAATTCCATGCGGGTAAAAATATCTGCCCGCATGGTCGGGCTTCTCTCGGCAATTAATTCCGTTGCCAGACCGCTTTCAATAATGGAATGAATAATGTCCTGCCCGATACTTTTACGGTTATTACATAATTCAGGTTCATTACCGGTATTCAGGACAAAGTCATTCCCCTGAATTAATAAATCAACATACAGGATTTCATTCATACGCCCAGCTCCTGAAACTCCATTAACTGCCCCGGCGTTATCATTTCTTTTGGATAGATATTGACAGTATTAATTTTCCGGCTGTTATCCGTCACAGACCCTGAGTTATTACTGACAGATTTACTGATACCACCTTTATCAATTCCTTTTAGCTCGCCACCTGTAGATAAATTATTTACTGTTAATGGTGGCGAAGAGGTTTCATTAGCCATTGAGATATCAACGCCGGGTATTTTATTCAGCTTCTCAACAATCCAGTTCCACGATTTCAGAAAACCACCTTTAACGGACTGCCAGACATTATCAAACATGGATACAATACCCGACGCCAGTCCACTTAATGCCTGTGAGGGTGAAAACCCTGTTAATAGCGCAATAAAACTGTTCCAGCCTTCACTGATAAATTGCCATGCTGTGGAAAACACCCCGGCCAGCCACGCCACCACCCTGGCACATGCCTGAAACGCGGATGTTTCCATAACAGCTGCTTTCACCGTATCCCAGTGTTTAATCAGCAACCAGCAACCCGCCGCAAGCAACGCTATCGCCCCGATCACAAGCAAGACCGGCCAGCTCATAAGATTAATACCGATTCCGGCCATGATTGCCGCCATACGAACGGCCAGCAACGCTCCGCGCAAAAATTTAAGCGTCGCATTCCAGGCGATAACAGCAATTTGTGCCAACCATACCATTGCCGTATATGCTTTCGTGACGGCGGTCATGGCAACCCAGATCCCGCGTAAACCTGCCATGATGAACTTAGAAGCGCCCATCACAATATTGGCAACCGCGCCCACTGCCGCAAACCCCAGCAACGCCATAGCTGCGTAGCCGATAACACGGGCAATGTTGGGAAATAGCTGCATCCATCTGGCAAATGTCTGTCCCATATCCGCCAGACGATTCAGCACCGGATACAATACCGGGATTAGTGTCAGCCCTATTACGGTCTGAATAGCTTTCAGGATTTGTACAAACCGATCCCACGGTTTCACCAGTTTACTGGCCATCTCCTGCGTACGTTTCAGACCGTCAGATCCGCCCAGTTCGGTGATGTTCCTCTGGAGAAGCGCCACATTACCGTAAAGGTGTTTGACCACAGCCGAACTGTCACCGAATGCCGCATCCAGTTCCGCCTGGGCTTTCAGATTCCCTTCCAGGCTCTTGCCGTATTTGCCCTGCAATTTAATCAGCATCTCAGGCATGGACAGCATTTTGCCGGTGGCATCCGTAAAGGACAGACCCAGTTTTTTTGCCCCTTCAACTGCCCCCGTCATAAAGCCTTCGTAAGCGCTGCTGGCTTCCGTTCCCAGCGTGCGGTTAAGCTGCCCCAGTACGGCCAGCTGTTCATCCAGTCCGACGCCGTAGTTGGTACCGACGCCCCGCGCCCCTTCCATCAGGTCTTTGATAGTGCCCATTTCGGTACCGAAGACCTTGCGCATATACACCATTTTTCCGGCCAGCTGCTCAGCGAACTGAACCTTGCCCAGACGCTCCGCATCGGCGGAAAAATTACCAAACATCTGCCCCATAAATTCCGCCGTTTCTGCGGCGGTGGATTTCAGGGCAAACGCCAGGGTATTAGCGACTTTTGTGACTTTCGGCAGTTCATTACCGGCCAACCCGGCAATAGCGGAATTAATACTTTCAGTGGACTGAACAAATTCCACCGCACTGGCGCCATAAGTTGTACTGAAGCGCAGCGCGTCGCGCTGTACGGCCTTTAATGCCTGGTCATCAATCCCTTTTGCGGCTGCATCATTCAGCGCATCATACATTTCAACTGCCGGTGATAACGCACCCCGTATGGCCATTCCTGTACCCGCTAAAGCCAGCACACCACCGCCAATCTGCATAAAGGCCGCTTTTGATTTTTCCGCAAAGCCGGTGACGCTGCTCTGTGCCTGTTTTAACGGGCGGGACAACTTATCAATCAGGCTTAATGTAAAATCTAACTGTTTCATTCTGTGCCTTTAAATGCTTTAGCCACACCATTGGCCACAGCAATTCCTGTATATTCCCAGTGACGATTATCCAGCCAGATAGCGGCGGCAATATCGTCAACGGAATCCTGACCATGTGGTAAATAATGACGGCGAAGTATTAAATATTGTTCGAGTCCGTTCTGTTCAATTGCCCGGACTCGCTTTGTCAGTTTTTTACTTCAATTTCCAGTTCAGGGGCGTAAATATCATTAACCTTACTGACAAGCTGAAGCGCAGCGCCCGGACGTTTTAATATTTCAGCTAAAGCTTCCTTGCTTTCCGTTGCAACAATACGCGTCAGGTAGTTATGCGCAGGTGCCACTTTATTGTCCATTGCCATTTCATTAATAAACTTGTTATAGGCGGTCTGATTTGGTTCAAAAATAATATCAGTCCCACAGACACACAGTTTAATTTTTTCCATATAAAAGACTCTCTCTACGATTAATTTCATCTATTAACTGATTATGGCGTGCTGCGCACTGACCATAAATTTCAAGATACGCATTCAACAGTTCCGCAGCATCTTTACCCATAGTCCCTTTCAGGTGCGGCAGCTGCGTGACACATTTAGTTTTCAGGTTTTCCTGATAACGCACGTTCGGTACTGGCGGCGGCGTCGTTGTACATGCGGACAAAGTCGTCAGACAGGCACACGTTAGTAAACACCGGTTTAACCACCTCCGTACGAATTTCACGCGGCGGTGCATTTTTCAAAGCCTCCAGTTGTTCTTCCAGTTTTCGCCCGGATTCACTGGCCATGCTCGCCAGCGTTTCCCCGGTAGCGCTGGCTGACCGGCTGATGGCCAGATCGATACTGTCACGCTGCCAGTTAGCCGCCTTCCACCCTGCCCAGAAGGCCAGAACAACAGTCATAAGCCAGCCCGCCACCACACGATCCATCAGCGAACCCCGTCATGTTCCAGACTGAAATGATTACCATCCGGCCTGGATTTGAAGCGCCCGCCCCAGCTGCCGCCCAGTGACTCCCAGTATTCGCCCAGCGGCAGGTAATCCTCTGTGCGGGTCTGGTACTGGCCGTTAACAAACAGGTTAAAATCCACTGCCAGACGCCGTGTATGCAGACTGTTGGTAATACCGCTGCCCTTTTTCGCGTTCAGCGCCGCCTGTTCCGGCGTGCGGTACGCCTCCCCGAACGTCAGCCGGTAGCCGTGTTCTTCTGCCCAGTGGATCAGATTTGCCACCATAACGGTAAACAGCTGCTGTTTTTCACTCAGTGTCATTTGTCAGCCCCCTTCCCCAGAAAACCGATCCCTTTCTTACGTAGCCAGGCTTCAACACCATTAAGGCCAAGAATCCCCAACGCTGAACCAATGCCGGCAAGCGCAAGCGGATGGATATCCGGTACGAAGTAAAGCGCCACCCCTGCCGCTACTGATAACGCGCTGCCCACAATGACACGCCCCAGAACCAGACGTGCCGTGATCGGCTCGTCACTGTTCAGCATCTTGCCCAGGGCAATCAGCGCCCCCATAATTGCCAGCGCAATAAACCCTTTTTCGTAGTCCTGCATCCCTTTTCCTTACCCGATCAGATTTTCCGTAGCTTCCGCTTCCAGATACGGAACCCCGTTGATGTTGACGAACTTCGGACTGGTCACGAAGTATTTAATTTTGTGCGTGGATACGCTGCCGCCTTTTGGATCAATATCCAGCAGATTGCTTAACTGCAATTTATTGCCGAACGTCTCGACCTTCACTTCTTCACTGCCTGCTTTGGCGTAGAAAAGAAAATCCAGCGGTTCAATACCTCGCCACGAACCTGCGGCGCGGGCTTTGGCTGTCAGTACCTGAAGCACTTTAGAACTGACTTCAATTTCTCCCTCTGCGGCCACATCACCATCAACATGGCCGTCCGGCACACCACGGGTCTGGGCGGCGGCGCTGTTATCCGTGATATCCAGCGAAATTTTTTCTATATGGATCAGTTCACCATCGATGTAGGCATCAAATGACATGCCTGAAATACGTTTGGTCATGCTGCGGCCTCCAGACTGGCATCCAGTAACAGGCTGATAGTGATTTGCAGCGGCACTTCATACGTGCGTACCACAATGTAAATATCCACCGCCTTCTTGCTCTTCCAGACAATAGAGACATCTCCATCCTGCGGCGGCTTCACCTCTCCCGGAAACGACACACCGTTAATGTTGGCCGCCGTGGACATTTCGCGCAGTGGGCGGGCAAACAACGTCTGGTGTGCCGCGATGCTGCCCGGCGTACTGTTCAGCGAACGATCGGCAATTTTACCGATAGCCAGCAGGCGGACACGACGGGCGGCCTTGTCCACAATACGCAGCGTCTCAATGGACTGATAATCACCCCCTTCCACATCCAGCGTACGTCCGTCAGCCCAGTAAAAGCCGTCATAATCCGGATACCACATCGGCACGCTGTAGCGCTGCGCTTCCAGCGCTTTAAGGGTGGCCAGCTCCAGTGTTTTCCCGGTGCCATCTTCCGGCAGTTCATCGCTGCCCAGATTAAGCAACGCCCCGGTTTTCACCCTCGCCGGACTGTCAGCAACCGTCACCGCCCGGTTACACAGGCGACCGGCCAGCACGCCCGGTTCATTCCCCCACAGACGCGGAACCAGCTGAACCGCTTTCTCTGCAATACCCTGCTGAAGGGTGGACAGACGTTTCAGGTAATCCGCCTGGGCTTCATCCTCCTGCATTCCCTGAACCGCCAGGATGAACCACACCCAGCGCCCGTATTGCGCAATCAGTTCAGATCTCAGCGTTGCCGCCTGGTTAATCTGTTCTTTTGCCGCCACATCATCCGACAGCACCACGCCTTCCACCGAGCAGGAAACCTGTGCAGCTTTGACGGCATCCACCCACGCGCCCGGCTCACTGTCTGCGGCCAGTACATGAACAAATCCCCACCAGTTCTGGCCGGCGTTCGCCATTGCCGCCAGTACATCGCTTTTTAACGGGCTGTTCCCCTCGCCCAGTAGTGCGTTAAAGTCACTCTGTGCATTAACAGCCAGCGTTTTACCCACATTTTTGGTACCCGTACCGATAAACAGCAACGTGCGCTCCACCTCGTTGGTTTCACCCAGTAACTGGTTTACCTGGTTAACGGTCACGGTTGGCCAGGTCATGTTTTCCCCTTAATATCCTGCGCCTTTACATTCCAGCCAAAGCCTATAGCCTGAAGCTGACGCGCCAGCGCTTTATCAAATTCATCGTCATTCATGCCCAGAAATACGCGGGCAGGAAGATCCACTGTCCAGCTGGTTTTCACTGCTTTACCACTCAGCTTTCGAATCAGTAATCCGGCCTGGCTGTATGGCATCGTCCGCGTGATATCGCCCAGCGTGGGCTTTTTCCAGCGTTTTCCGGTTCTCACCCGATACCCCAGCGCACGCAGTTTTTTAGCCTGGGCAGGTGTCGCCATTTTTCCGGCGTCCGCCTTACGTGGCTGACTTCTGCGGCTGACCTTTACCCGCATTCCGTTTTGTTGCGCATAACCTACGGTTCCTGCCGGAACCGGCGCTTCCCCGTTCCGGTACCCGCCGCCCTGCAAATAGATCCGTACGGCCTGAATCTCAGGCATTTCGCGGATATGAAGCAGCTTTGGCAGGTTACGCAGCATCTTCCCTTTGCGTTTTGTCTTACGTCCCGGCCATTTCTGGCCGTCCGGGGATTCCTGGTTACGAACATGTCTTTTTGCAGCAGCAATCACGCCATATTTCGCCAGACGCCAGATCAGCCGCTGGCGCTTCTGCGGTGGCAACTCCATACTGGCCAGTGCCTTACGTAATTCAGTCAGCTGTTTTTTATTCAGCTCGCCACCGGCTATCATATTTCCCCGCTCACCGGCGCCCCGGTTTCATCCACACTGAAAATGCTGGCAGTTAACGCCGTCCAGATTTCAGGATCTGCCAGTGACCAGCGTTCACCACGCCACGGAATAGCCCCGTTTTCGTCCTGCCTGATCACCAGTTCTTCCGCCATCGGAACGGTCAGCACCACAGTGGCGGTTTCCTCATCTTCCACCGACACATCCCAGTCAGGTTCGGCTTCACTCAGCCCGACTTCATCCAGCAGGTCTCTGTCTGCATCGTCCAGCCACGCCGCCAGTAAGGACATAAGTAACTGCGGCGGACACAGGCGATAGGGAAAACGCGCCCAGCTCAGAACTGCGTCATACCGAATAACTGCCTGGCGATATTGCCCCAGCCCGTAATCCTTCGCGGCGGGGATGAACTTCATTTCATCCAGTACGCTGTCAAATGACTGCATCGCCCGCGGCGGAACGTTCTCCTGAAAAAAAGCGGTCAGGCTTTGGATCTGCGTCTGGCTCATACTTTTTTCACCGTTGCCCGTTTAAGCCCCTTCATGCGACGGATCACCACGGACGCCTCAGCCAGTAACCCGGCCCGTGTCTCCTGGCTTTCCTGCCCCGGATGGGTATCACGCCGTCCGATAGTGGCGAACTCACCCAACAGATCCGCTTTTGCCCTGGCAAAAACGGCTTTCATGTACTGGGCGCACAGGCTGTTAAGTCCGCCCATCTTTACACCCGGCACATCTGCCGCCAGCGTATGGCCTTTCGCTTTCCAGCTGGCCTCCACGTTTTCCAGCTCGGCATTCACCTCCGCGACAGCGGCAAGCAGCGCCTGGCTGATGGTATCAGCGTCAATATCTGGCGGTAGTGACCGCTGCGCCTGAAAATCCTTCAGGTTCAGATCCGGCCAGAAACCGTTATTGGCCAGCGGTTCGTCCTGATAATCCAGCGGTTTTCCACTAAACATAAATCCCCCGAAAAAGGCGGACTGACCGGTTTCCACGGCGCAATGACACACAAGGTGTTTTGCCCTCCACCGCGTCCGCCTGGCGTACGGTAGTCTTTACCCCTGCGTCAGTTTTCGGACACGGGCGGCAATGGTCTGCCGCGCTGTTCTGACGCCAATTTTTGAATAGTGTTTTTCTGCGATGGCCAGCAAATGATCGGCTTTTTCCAGCGTTTCAATATCATCCACACCCGCAGCAGTTTGCTGGCCATCCTCATTGCGCAGCAGCTCCAGCCCCGCAAATTTGTACCACTTGGCTGTTACCTGCTCATGCAGTCGCCATACCCCTGCCACACGTTCAAACGTACGGGAGAAATACGGCTCAATACTTTCTCCGCGCCCGGCGCTTTCCTGCGCCCATGCCAGCATCGTATCGGCCACAAACGTGGGAAAATTGCTGCGTAACTGATCCGGTGTGGCCTGTTGCTGACTGATTGCGATATCAGCCCATTCCAGCGCCTGATCCAGCTCGCCCACGTCAAACAGCCAGATAACACACCAGGCAAATACCGGATTGGCGTACACCTGCTTGCTTTCCAGATACGCTTCAACAGTCGGTACCCAGCGCGGCAGCAACACATCCCTTTTAAACTCAATGCGATCCGCGATTGTCGGCAGGCTGCGTACGTGTCCCACATCCGTTTCCAGCGCTTTGACCAGAAGGTGCATACTTTCCGTGGTTTCCAGCGCCTGGCTTCGCTTCAGCTTTTGTTCCATCGCAATGCGCTGGCTGTGACGCTGCGCGGGAGAAAGTGCCATTTATCAGCCCTCCGCTGGTTCGGAAACCTTGCCGATAGTTACGGCGGATTCATCAATAGCCGCATACAGTTCCGGCACTTCCACCGCATATCCTTCATTGCGCAGGTATTTGTTTTCGAACTGCTTACGGTCTTCCACAAACTCCGCCTTACGCATACGGGTATTGCGCTGGGTATAGATGTGCAGGTTTTTCAGCGGCGTCACCACCATGCGTTTACCCGGCATAAACGGCGGGATAATGGCTGGACGGCCAGCAATAGTATTTCCCAGCATCTGCGCCGCGATTTTTTCAGTAGGACGGTCTGCGGCCTGATACAGGCGATACTGTTCAGCGGCAACCAGATCAGCCCCCACCAGAACCACCAGACGCGGGTCATTACGGAACTGCGCCGGAATTTTGGCGTTAATCAGGTCTGAAGCCATTGCATCCAGTGACTTGTAATCCCCGGCCGCATCCAGCACCACCGGATCGGTCATAATCTGATTCCCGCCCAGCAGCGCTTTCATGCGCTCATGCCAGCCGATATTCACGTCCTCACCGTTCGGGTTAGCTTCGGGATCAGTGGTTTTTGCGCGGCTCTTACCGTTAAAGCCGATACGCAGCATATCCAGCGCAAAAGCCTGCGTGGTGAATGCCTGGACAAGATTGTAAAACTCGTTTTCATCCTTACCGGCGTTTGCCCATACCGAAAGCAGATCCCAGCGCAACGCAGCGCAGCTGTCTGTTTCAACCAGTGAATAGTCGTTTCCGTCCACACCAACCTGGCGAATAAAACGGCCACTTTCACTACGTCCTGTGTGTAACACGGAGGAACCAACGGAAATCACCTGTCCACTAAGCTGATCAACATCCAGACAGGTAAGCATGTCCAGGAATTCGACGGACTCCAGCAGCGCAAGACGCAGCGCATTTTCCTGCGGGTTATTCAGGGAAAAATAACGACTGGCATCACGCGCCCCAAACTGCTGCGCCATGCCCGCCGAATATCCGTCCAGTAATTCCCGCGCACGGTTATTAAGGTGCATAAAACTCCCTCGCGATTAAGCGATAATAAAAATATTTGAAACTACTCAGCGCTAAAGTGAATTACAGGAAATTAAACTTCCCGGCTTTCTCTGAAATTTTGCGGCCTGGTGTACGGGCTGATTTATTTCCCAAATCGTTAAAACGCTTAACGATATCTTTTGCATTATCACGAATGGCGGCAAATTCTTCTGTATCCACCACTTCCGCAATAGTATCCACATCACCCTGAACATCATTCAGTTGATTTTCAATTTTGGCCACACGGCCTTCCAGTTCGTTTACCGCGTTTGCCAGTGCCTGTAGCTTATCATCACCCTGCGCGGTATCATCTGGCGGCGTTTCATCTTCAAACTTCGGTTTAATACCAAACAATTTTTGCCAGTTCTTCATTCTTTCTTCCTGTTTTATTTTTCCATCACGGGAAATTACACAGCCGTAATAACCCTGCTTAGATAATTTTTTGCGCCGACTGCTAAAGCGCAGCCGTGTGGTGCCAACACTGGCTGGCGTGTCTGTTACTGCCAGTCCTTTCAGGTAAGTCCGTCCGCTACCGCGCCAGTTCTCCTCCGGCTCAATGGAAAAGAACAAAAGCTGATCTTCATGATTGGCGAAAATCAGACGTATATTCGGGCATAAACTGACATACAACCGCGCCAGTCCATCTTCACCATCATTCCAGGTGGCCTCCAGAACTTCGCCAAAATTACCGTAATCGTCCTCATGCTCTGGCCAGATTAAAGCGACCCAGTGGTTATAGTCATAGGTTTCCCCCATATCGATAATCCACTGGCGTTTAATTATCCTGCCGTCAACGGTATCCCCTTCAGTAGCAACACACAGCCAGTCAGTTTTTAAATGTGACATATCCCCCCTGTTCCACTTCCTGACGCTGCAAATCAATTATTGCCAAATAAAAATATTGCTGCATTACGTTTTATTCTGAACAGTTCGGATATAACGCTTTACCGAATACAAACGAATTACCGCCACCGTTTTTTTATTACAGCCACGGCATAATTACCGCATGGCTAAATACTCTGAAGAATTAAAAGGCGTTGTCCGCGCACTTTATCTGCGCCGCTATACGCCAAAGGAAATTGCATCCGAATTAAATCTGCCGAATGCGCGGATCGTTTACTACTGGGCTGAAAAATACAACTGGGCAGATTTGCTCAGTTTTGAAAGCACTGAAGAGGCTATCGAACGCCGCTACCAGCTACTGGCCAGCCGGGATAACAAAACCGATCTCGATCTGAAAGAGATGGACATGCTTATTGCTCACGCCACGAAACTACGTGCGCAAAGCAATAAGCATAAAGAGAAGATGGCCAGCGGTCAGAACTCCGGGCAGGCAGATGCGCGGGACAGCAATGACGACGAACCCCGCCGCAAACGGAAATACAAGAAAAACGATATTTCCTCGCTGACGCAGGAGGATTTTGACGCCTGGGCTGATGAGCACCTGTTTGAATACCAGAAACACCTGCGCCGGAACATTGGCCAGCTGGTCAGAAACATCCTCAAAAGCCGCCAGATAGGTGCGACCTGGTATTTTGCATTTGAAGCCTTTGAAAACGCGGTCATGACAGGCGATCCGCAAATCTTCCTGTCTGCCTCCAAAGTCCAGGCGGAATACTTCCGGTCTTACATCGTAAATATTGCTGAACAGTATTTCGGGATCACGCTGACCGGCAACCCCATCCGCTTGTCCAACGGCGCGGAGCTGCGCTTCCTGTCCACCAACAAGAACACCGCCCAGTCCTACAGCGGCCACCTGTACTGTGATGAATATTTCTGGGTTCCAAATTTCACAAAACTTAATGAAGTGGCCAGTGCAATGGCCACACATGACAAGTGGCGTACCACCTACTTTTCAACACCGTCAGCTAAAACTCACCAGGCGTACCCGTTCTGGACAGGCGATGAATGGAAACAGGGCAGTAAAAAACGTACTGCCATTAAGTTTCCGACCTTTGATGAATTGCGCGACGGCGGGCGGGTTTGTCCGGATGGCCAGTGGCGCTACGTCATTACTATGGAGGATGCTATTGCGGGCGGCTTCAATCTGGCCAACATCGAGAAGCTGCGCAACCGCTACAACACAGCCACTTTCAACATGCTCTATATGTGCGTGTTCGTGGACAGTAAAGATTCAGTTTTCAGCTTTTCCGACCTGGAAGCCTGCGGCGTGGAAGTGGATACCTGGCAGGATCATAACCCGGACGCCGCCCGGCCATTTGGTGACAGGCCAGTATGGGGCGGCTTTGATCCGGCTCGCAGTGGGGATTTGTCCTGTTTTGTGATTGTGGCGCCGCCGATGTTCGCCGTGGAGAAATTCCGCGTTCTGAAGGTGATTTACTGGAAAGGAATGAACTTCCGGTACCAGGCAAAGCAGATCGAGCAGCTGTTTAAAAAATACAACTTCACCTATCTGGGCGTGGACGTTACCGGTATTGGCCAGGGCGTTTTTGACAACATTCAGCATTTTGCCATGCGTGTGGCCGTCGCCATTCGTTACGACCTGAACACAAAAAATCAGCTGGTACTGAAGGCGGCTGACGTGGTCGAAAGTCAGCGAATTGAATGGGACAAAAACCTGAAAGAGATCCCGGCCAGCTTTATGTCCGTACGCCGCACAACCACGCAAAGCGGTAACGCCATGACCTTTGTTGCAGACCGCAGCCAGGACACAGGACACGCCGAAGCGTTCTGGGCGATAACCCACGCCCTGCATAACGAACCTCTGAACTATGAAAATAAACCTAAATCACGCTGGAATTTAAGGAACAAGGCAGCATGAGTAAAAAGAAACACTTCGTTAAGCGCAACCAGCGCGGCGATAAGTCAAAAAAAATGAGCATCATTACGTTCGGCAAACCGGAACCGGTTCTGACCACTGGCACCGACTACCGGGATATCTGGTACGACAATGCCGCCGATCATTTTACTCAGCCAATTGACCGGCTGGCACTGGCACAACTGATTAACCTTAACGGTCAACATGGCGGTATCATCCACGCCCGTAAAAACATGATTGTGTCTGATTATCTGTCTGGCGGCCTGACTTACGACCAGCTGGAAGCCGCAGCTTTTGACTACATCACATTTGGGGATATTGCGCTTGGAAAAATTCGTAACGGATGGGGAGATGTGATCGGACTGGAACCCTTACCCGGCCTCTATATCCGACGCAGGAAAGACAGGAACAACGCAACTGATCAACCTGGTGATTACGTGGTGTTACAGGAAGGCAAACCGCAGATATGGCCTGAAGAAGATATTATCTTCATCAAAATGTATGATCCGCAACAGCATATTTACGGACTGCCGGACTACATCGGCGGCGTACATTCTGCATTACTCAACAGTGAAGCGGTCATTTTCCGTCGCCGTTACTACCACAATGGCGCCCACACTGGCGGCATTCTCTACACGCGCGATCCTAGCATGACGGATGAAATGGAAGAGGAAATTGAACAGCAGCTGCGTGACAGCAAAGGGATCGGCAACTTCTCCACCATCCTGGTAAACATTCCCGGTGGAGACGGTGACGCCATCAAATTCATTGAAATGGGGGATATTTCCGCTAAGGATGAATTTGCCAACATCAAAAATATCAGCGCCCAGGATATTCTGAACGCGCACCGTTTTCCTGCCGGGCTTGCCGGCATTGTCCCGCAAAATACTGCCGGACTTGGTGACGTAGAAAAGGCCGAACGGATTTATAAAAAAAGCGAAGTCGCCCCTGTTCAGCGCCGGTTTATGATGGCCGTAAACAATGATCCAGAAATACCGGAAAACCTGCACCTGAACTTTGATTTAAGTTACACAGAATCAACGGATAAGGGTGCGGTATGAGGCAAAAAAGGCTAAAATCCAGGCATCATTTAACAGCTGGAGCATGGAATATGCGAGTTCTGAAAATCGAATGCCCTGAATGCGGCTCAAAAGCTGTTATTCGTAAAACGAACCGGAAACACCGGCAGATTGCCGATATTTACTGCGCCTGTTCAGATGTTGAGTGTGGCCACACGTTTGTCATGAATCTGACGTTCTCCCACACTCTCAGCCCAAGCGCTAAAACAGGTGATGCTATGGTACAAAAAATACTAAATGCCCTTTCACCCGATCAGCGTCAGATGGCATTAGACTTACTGAAAGCGACTCCCGCCGCCTGACAATCCCCCTTTTTGGGGGCTTTTCATCGCTTTACTAACCTTTTCCCGCATTTCTCCTGCAATCTCTCCAATCCAATACAAAGCTATCGTTTTCTCTCTTTGGTTACTTTCGTAAATATGGGCAATCTTGGCCAACAACTCAATGCGTTCCAGCTGTGCCGACGCCTCCAGAATATCCATTTACCCTCCCAAACAAACAACAACTGTATAAACATACAGTACACCTTTAAGCACTAATTGTGAAACATATTTTTCTGTCTACCAGGTGACAAATAGATATGTTTCACAGAGTTACAACGTCATAACCATTCCGGCCAAAGCTCCTGCATTGGCTCGTTTTGCGTCTCCTGCAATCTTCCGTTCCGGTAAATAAGTGCTGACTGGCCGAAACGAAGCCCACCCCCTCGTTTCAGAATGTCGATTTCTTCATCAGAACCATCGAACCCCCGGCTTCTTAATTCCAGTTTTAACCGTCTGCGGGTTCCACCCTCCGTACAGTTATTGACAGAACTCCAAGGGGCGGCGTTGCCGCCAGAAAAACCCGCCTCCGCTGACGCTTCGGTCAACTTCGCAACCTTCTGCCACTTAACCAGACGGGTGCAGACCTCTGAATCTGGAACCAAAGGAGAATAAACACCCTGTACGCGCTGCACGTCTTCCGCATATTCGTTACCCTGTTCCGTAATTTCATAGACCAGACGAACAACCAGATCACGGCGGGCAACCAGTGCGCCGCCCTGCGCCTGGGTATATGCAGCCCAGTCCCCGACATCAGCAGCAGCCAGAACCGCATCCATTCTGCGATCGGTCAGCACCTGATCCCGCAACCGACGAAGCTCACGCCAGACTGTCACCGGCGCACCGCCAATCTGCTGAAACTGGCGAATGCGCCAGCGTGAAGCCCATGCAGAAACAGATTTAGCCATATCCCGCAGGTTTTCGCCGGTTTCTTCGTCCTGCTCGCCATCCAGCGCGAATCCATCAATGTTTTTGGAAATGTATTTGGCGATGTAGCCCGTCGCTGACCCTTTAGCGGGATCGATGGCTTCAACATGGAAACGTGCCTTTAGCGCATTTGGCGTTTGCAGTTCTTCGGAATCGGTAATTCTGGCGTGATAACAAAGAATATCTCGCACCGTGTCCACGTCCTGCGGGCGCATGAACAGCAACATATGCCAGTGCGGTGTCCCGTCATGGTGAGGTTCGACAACCCTGAACCCAAATACATGGATACCCGCACGCGAGATCGCGGCGCGGGCTTTTGCCCATACGCCACATAAATAGCGCTGGGTATCCTGCGGCGTACTTCCATCCCATTGCGATACAAAGCCCCCTTTGCTGTGTACCGCATGGAAACGAGATGGCGCGGTGATAGTGTAAAACTCACCGGCCAGCCCTTCTTCATTGGCCATATCTTCAAATCCTCGCATTCTTACCATTAGCTCACAGCGACGGATCGCCGGATTTGCAACACTGCGGTGTACCATGCTGTCCAGTGCAATGCGCAGCCCTTCATCATTCAGCAGATCAAACTTTTTAAAGAACTCCAGATTTCGCTTTTTCTGTTCTATCCATTCCCCCAGAGTTTTACGGGATACATAAGCGCTGGCCGCTTTCTGCACCTGCCCCACGGCTATGGCCATATGCTCACGCTGTACGTCACGCGCTCGCTTCAGGCGCAGATACCACCATTCAGGTGCCATCATGCGAAGAATGCCGGATTCAGCCTTACGTGTTTCCAGTTGCCCGGCATTGGCTTCATGTTCTGCCCAGTATGGCGGCTGATTATTCAGCATCAGACTGCACGCACAAAGATAGCGATAAGACTCCATCGTTCGGCGGTGCAGCTCTTTAGGGTCGTCAGTGCCGGAATCAAACCGTTCGGTGAAGTCATACAGCGACTGGGAGATCCAGCCAGATATCTGGCCAGCCAGTTTTTTAAGTTCCGGGCGGTCAAGTGACGGCAGGCGTTCCAGCGACTTGCCAAAAGGAAGGTCTATTGCATCAGCGGCCAGCTTATAATGAGCAGCCACTTTGCGTAGACGTGGCAATACATTCCCTCCAATAGTCTGACGCAGGAATGTATTGGCACGGCGACGCCCGTCAGGGCCAGTAAAAAGCTTTTCGTAACGACGACCAAAATACCCGGCTAACCAGTCGGGTATTTCATGCAGGTATTGAGCACGCCATTTATGATCCTGCGGGTTTATAGCCCACAGGCGGCGCTCCGTGATTGTCACGTCTGCCGGTGTACCTGGCGCGAAGGTTTCACGCCGCCAGGCATCAACGGCGTAACAATCTTCGTTTATTGCCAGCGTCATGCGCTGGCCTCAGGAGTCACCGGTAAAGGCCATTTAAGAATCAGTTCTGCCGCCATTTTCGGGCTTGCAGCTGCCGCACCAACACTACGCGGCGCATTAACCCTTACCGAGTTAAAACCTGCGTAAATGTAATGCACCATTTCCAGATCGCTGTTTGACGCGACTACCTGAATTCCACGTTCAGCTAGGCGCCGCAGCTTACGCGCCAGCCGCCCCTGATCCATATGCGAAAAACCACGCTCATGGTAAGCGGTGAAATTATCGCTATCAGTCAGATAAGGTGGATCGCAGTAAACAACGTCATTCCCGTCCCGAACCAAATCAAGCGTTTCTAAATAGTGGGCAGTAATGAATGTTGCGCGCTTTGCTTTTTCAGCAAAGGCGCAGATTTCATCAGCAGGGAAATAAGGCTTTTTGTACTTACCGAACGGAACATTGAACTGACCGCGGCGATTGTACCGGCACAGGCCATTAAAGCAGTGCCGGTTCAGGTACAGGAAACGCGCAGCAGCTTCTACGGATTCCGAACCAAAGGATTTACCTGATTGGTTGAAAGCATCACGCACCGCATAATAGAAAACCGCTCGGCTTTCTTCATCGCCTAACGAACCAGCGTTAAAAAGAATCTCCAGCTCATTCAGCAGCGCATCAGTGTGATACGCCATCGCCTTGTAAAGATTAACCAGATCAGGATTTACGTCCGCGATCAGATATTCGTCATAATCCGTATTCATCATGACGGCGCAGGAACCTGCGAACGGTTCAACCAGGCGCTTTCCTTCCGGCAAATGGGGACGTAATTGCGGCATAAGGCGGGCTTTGCTGCCCACCCACTTAAGTGGAGTTTTTACTGCCATGCGGCACCGCCTTTACTACAAATCGCTGCGGCCTCTTCACGGATTAACTCAACAATTTCCGTTGCGCTTAAACCTTCATTAGCTGCATGGGTGGCCAGCTTATCCAGACGGATAGAACACAAATCAGCAGCAGCGGCTTTACCTTCCTGTGTAGCTTTGGTGAGCATGGTCAGCAGGTCAGTACCTGATTTCGTTGCGGGTAAATCCTGACGTGTCATATGCATTTTTGTTTCCTTAGGGCAAAAGAATCCCCGGCCACTTGAACCGTGGCCAAAAAATTCAGGTTGTTAATTAGTGAAAAGCGGGTTGTGTAGTGACGGCTGAATAATTCGGTGCCGGAATAAGGTGAAGCTCATAGGTTGTCCGCCACCACTCCTGGATCAGCGCCTTTATCTCGCCAACACCCAGCGCCCCGGCTGTATAGAAAATTGCGCGAATCCCCGCCAGCGCTTCAATCTGTGCCTCTTTGCTCTCAGCTTCGCGGTACACGCAGCACCAGAAAGCGGCATTGATCGCCAGCCAGTGGCGCTGGTTAGTCATGTGTTCGGTGTCATTGAAGAAGAATGGATGCAACGCAATGCGGCCATTTTTACTGGCGCTTTTCTCTGCAAACGCTACCGCGTAGTTATGCGGGACTCCCCACACAGCCAGTTCAGCCCCCAACGATTTACCCTCTACAGAAATAATGCTCATCAGTGATTCCCCTGCTGCAATTTATGGACAATATGAGGTGCGATAATCATCTGCACCTTGTTCCTGGTATTAATGGGATGGACGATTTTTACTGGACGTTCAGCGGTTCGTCTGGAGAAATCACTGTCCCGTAAACTCCCGAATCCGCTAAAAGTTAAACGAGCACGGGAAATTCCCTGGCGCAGCTGTATCATGTCCCGATACTCCAACCGCTCAAAAAGTTCTCGCCAGCAACAATTACTTAAGCTGCGTTTAAAAACTCCGGATCTGGAATTGATTGCAGCAGCATGAAGAACCACCCCGCGCCATTCTGGTGTCAGGTTGTCCCACCATTCAGCGGCTTCACTGCTAGTACTGAAATATTTGCGCCGAATCTTTTTAAGATGATCCAGCCCACGCTTTTGCTGTTCCTGGTTAATTGCCATAACGCCCCCCAACCATTCCCAGCAGGCGGCGGGTTTTAGTCGTCAGGAAACGCAGAACAGAACCGCCCTTCATCTGGACAGACTCATGTGCATTGAATTTATAGGTGTGACCAGGATTCCAGCGCTGGCCGTTCGGCAGTTCTATCCAACCGGTTGAACCACTGGGTAACTGCATAGCCGGTGATTCTTTTTTCAGGTAAGTCACAAACGCTTTCATAATGTTCCCTCACATCAGGCCAGTGGCATTCGTCGTGACCAGATCCACCGCTGCGGCTAAAACCGGCGCAGAATGGATACGGCTTTCAACGGTGTAAGCCAACACGGAAAGGCTACGGATAGCATCGCGAGCGCGATCAAGAATTTGTGTACGGCGGGCGGCGGTCATATGACCAGTTGATACGGCTTCCCCAGCAATTGCGCCCACACTGGCGGTGGCGCTAAGAGCACACAGTTGCATGTTTGCTTCTGTAGCATTGTTCACCGGCACGGATGGAAGGCAGTTAATCTGCCCCAGCATCCCATCCAGTAAACGCGCATCTTCGGTGTAATCCGTAATGGCTAAAAGCTCGTCACAGGTTAAGCGGTGCGGTTGTGCTGGGTTCAGTTTGTTACGCAGGATCTGTGGTCTCATACCAACGGCAGCGGCCACATCTTCCAGATTGTGCTCAACCGCAAATGCTCGGCAAGCCGCATCAAAGTGCGCATGTTTAGAAGTCTGATAATCAAACATTGTTAGCCCTTCCCTAATCCGTAGGATGAATTACGCGTTAAGCGAAACATCACACTCGCTTAATGCCATCACGGTTAGGGCGGCCATATTGACTTCTACCAGCCCTCTTTTCTGCGCGCCTTTGGGCTTGATTGGAAGTTTTCCGTATGAAATCAGGTTCTCAGCTGTACTTTTGGACATGCCAGTACGGCGGCAATATTCATCAAGTGGGATGTACGGATCGGGGATCACGATTGTAATGTTGGGACGCATAATGCAAACTTCTCCAGTTAGGGATACGCCAATATCCACTTTTAACAACCAATATTCGTAAAAAACTACAACGAGGAGAGGCTAGATCGTATTAAGCGACAAATCAACAAATTTATCGCATTTTACGAATGGCTGGTTAAATTATGGGCAAATTTTCTTACAGACAAATTAGCCACAGCAGCGAAGTGCTCGATAGAGTCATTGATGCTTATGGTTTTACGTCAAAACTAATGCTTGCCGACCATTTTGATATGGCATCCAGTAGCCTGGCTGGACGTTATAAACGTGGTGGATTCCCCGCTGACATGGTTGTCAGGTGTGTAGCCGAAACTGGTGCTTCTCTAGAGTGGCTTGCAACAGGTCAAGGTAGGAAATTTGACGACGAAGAACTAGACATTTTGAAAATGCCCCGCCGAAAAATCGTTGATGGTGTTCTTTACGATGCAGGTATGTACATGCTTGATAAAGTTTCATTTTTACCAGGCACCCCTTTACCAAACACCCCAATATGTGTCCTTGAGGGGAACAATCAGTTTATCGTTGATACCTCTTTTACAGAGGTTTATGACGATGAGTGGCTAGTTGAAATTGAAGGTAAAACCAGCATTCGTACCCTTACCCGCATACCTATTAAGAAAGTAAGAGTTAGCGGCGTTGGAATGGCCTTCGACTGTTCAATTGAAGACATAAAAATTCTAGGTAGAGTTGTATTAACCATAAAATAAATATAAGGAATTGAAGATGATCGACTACAAAACAGCATCAAAAGATCAGTTGAAAGCAGAGATGAAACGCTTGGCCAGTGTGGTATCTGACACCCCTTTTGGTACCAAAAAGAATTTTTCCATCTCCCGGAGATTTTAAATTCTGGTGAACAACCAGTGGCAATTGCCAGCGGAATGATGGATGGCAACACATGGCTAATAACCCTTACTAACAAACGAGTAATTTTTCTCGATAAGGGTATGATTTTTGGCGTTAAGCAAGTCGACATTAACCTCAACAATATAGTGAGTGTTGGCGGTAAAACCGGGCTTATGTTTGGTGAGATTATGATTTCTACCAGTGGCCAAAATTACACCATTAAAAATGTAATGAAGGGATCAGTAATTCCGTTCACCAACTTAGTGAATGAAACTAGAAACAATTTGAACACCCCCGCCCAATCACAACAAGAACCAACTAAAGCTACTCATTCTTTTGACGAACAAATGTCAAAAATTGAACGTCTGGCAGAAATGAAAGAAGAAGGGATACTGACTGAAGAAGAATTTCAGCAACAGAAACAACGTATTCTTAATGGTTAACTTATGCCAGTTAGGAAATTAGACAATGGTCAATGGGTTGCTGACTTTTACACTGTAGATAGAAGCAACGGTAAACGCGGCAAGCGGGTTCGCAAAAAATTTGCCACCAAAGGTGAAGCGCTGGCGTTTGAAAATTACACCCTCCAGAAAGTGGAGGACGCACCCTGGCTTGGTCAGGGCAAAGACAAACGCCGCCTGTCAGATTTGATACATCTTTGGTTTGAGCGCCATGGGATAACCCTACGCGATGGAGAGAAGCGTAAAAGCGCCATGCTTTGGGCTGATGAGTGTATGGGTTCCCCTATGGCTACAGAATTCACCGCACAGTTGTTTACCGCTTACAGGGCTAAAAGGCTTGATGGCCATTTTGCCAGAACTAAGCGCGTAACTCAGGTATCGCCGCGCACCATGAACCTGGAGCACGCTTATTTCCTCGCTGTATTTAATGAATTAAAACGACTAGGGGAATGGGACGCGCCGAACCCTTTAGAGAACGTTCGTCAGTTCAGAACAGAAGAAAGTGAGATGGCTTATCTTACTGGAGAGCAGATTGACCGGCTCTTAGAGGAAAGCCGCCATAGCTCTGCTAAAGATTTAGAGCTCATTGTTAGAATTTGCCTGTCTACTGGCGCTCGCTGGGGAGAGGCTGAGAAATTGAAGCGCAGCCAAATCACTGCTGGAAAGGTCACATTTATAAAAACGAAAGGTAAGCGCAACCGAACTATCCCTCTTGACCCTAAAATCATAGCTGAACTTCCTAAAAAGAACGGCACTCTGTTCAGTCCATGTTACTACGCATTTAGATCAGCTCTGGAACGAGCCAGGATAGATTTACCGGCCGGACAGCTGACGCATGTGCTCAGACATACATTTGCTTCTCATTTTATGATGAATGGCGGAAATATTCTGGTATTGCAAAAGATTCTCGGGCATACCGATATCAAAATGACGATGCGATACGCTCACTTTGCACCAAATCATCTTGAGGAAGCATTAAAATTAAACCCATTAAATTTTAGTGGTAAATATAATGATAACTGA